GTGGAAATGACCGAGCACTACGCGAACATCGAACCAAGCCGCGCTGACGTGGACGCGCTGGAAGGCCCCGTGCTGCTGGAGTTCGGCACGGCCTGGTGCGGCCACTGCCGCGCCGCCCAACCGCTGATCGGCAAGGCGCTGGCGGACCGGTCAGGCATCACCCATCTGAAGATTGAAGATGGTCCGGGGCGGCCGCTGGGACGTTCGTTCCGGGTCAAGTTGTGGCCTACGCTGATTCTGCTGAGCAAGGGCCAGGAGCTGGGACGCGTGGTTCGCCCGCAGGACTTGCGGGCCATCGAGCAGGCCCTGGGTGCAGCCGGACGAGGCTGAACCGCGTGCAACCACGCAGCCACGGGGCTGGCAATACCGGCATTGACCCCGTGCTTCGCGACCATCGGCAGGCAAGCCGTGGCATAATCCGCCGTCCAGTTTTGCAGGAGCCTTGGAGAGTCGCCCATGTCCGAACCCGATCAGCGGTTGTGCCTATACGGAATCAAAGCCTGGGACGCCGCACGAATCAGGCTCAACGCCTAGTGCCGCGCGGCTTTCGGCCAGTTTTCACGCTCAGAAATCCGCTATTTTGCGCAATCTCCCGCGGCAACAGAATCAAACACTTACGTTTGCGTTTTGGGGAAGAAATTTCCCCTATCTCAGCCCGTCCGGGCAATCTCAATTCCCCCTCACCGCGTCATAAGCTTTCTCACACGCCGACCCAGCTATTCCTCGGTCATCGGCGACAGCAGCATAGAGTTGAGCAGCCGTTCCAATCCGGCCGAACAAGTCGGCTCGCACTCTGGCGGCGTCTTCGGCTGCCTGGCCGAGCTGGGCAGTGATGGCATTACCGGCGTCACGACTGCGTTGCTCAGCTGCTGCGAGGCGCTGCTGCAGGCGCTCAAGAGCACTGCCAGCGCGCTCAGCATCAGTACGCGCTGCAGCCAGTTGTTCCTGTGCCTCTGCATCTGCCTTCTCCGTTTCGACTTGGCGCCGCTGGTTTTCCTGAATCACGAACAGCGCAGCGCGGCGGTCGCGTTCGCTGACTTCGGCGCGGTAGTCCGCCAGCTCGGCCTGCGCCTTCGAGTCGGCGACTTGTGCCTTCGCGGCTACAGCCTGCGCCGATAGCACGCGGATCTGCTGCCCGCCGGCCACAACAGCCAGAGCCAGCACCCACCAGGCCCAGCTGGGCACGAACTTCAGCCAGGCGGTCATTTGCGCCCACCGTGTTCGAGCGAGAAGTGGTTGCCGTCGTTGAACCTCCCGCCCCAGGTACCACCGATCGATTCCCAGAACTCACCAAGCTCCCGGTAATCCTCGCTGGCCGTCATGTACTTGCCGTCTTTGAACAGGTTGAAGTCAACAGCCAAGCGCTCTTTGTGCAAGGAGACTGCCGAACTGTACGACTTCTTCTCCCCAACGGCCCCGTGTACCCGCGGGTCGCGGTAGGCGTCACCAAATGTCAGCTCGTAGCCATTCGCATAGGCGAAGTCGATCAACCGCGCGATCATCTGAGTGAACGCACGCTGTTTTTGTCCGAGGGTCATAGTTTTCTCCAGGCAAAGCGGGTCGCGAGAGCGGGCGCTATGGCTCGCTCCCGTATTTCAGAGAGGGTCATGGGTAAATCCTTTGGCAAAAGAAAGCCCCGACTGGCGGGGCTATTAGATGGACTTGAATAGGGCTTACCCTTAATCCACCACGCGATCCCTTGCAGCCTGGCGGGCAAGCAGGATGTCGTCCGGTATGGGCACGCCAGTCTCCTGCATGCGGACCACATACCAGTCGGTAGACAAAAGATACGCCCTAGATTCTGCGTTGACGCGCTTTCGCTCGGCTGCTTCTGCCTCTTCGGCCTTCTGTTCAGCGGTTTTCAATTGGCTCCAGACGATGGTCATACAACCCCCTCCACTACAGGCTCTTCGATTACTTCCGGCTCAGGATCAAACGGCAACGGGATCGGGCCGTCCTCGGTCACATGGATCGGCTCGGGGAACGCCACCGCCTGTGATGGGTTAGGGCCGTGCGGCAGGCGCAGGGTTATGTGTAAGTCGCCGTCAATGCGCGACACGGGGCCGACGATCCACTCCGAATCAATCGCCTCGGCCGGCAGCGTGGCGCCCTCGGGCAGCGGCCCGAAGTCGAAGGCTACGCCGTTGAGGGTCAGCACGTCGCCGGCACGGGTGGCGGTCAGGGTTTCGTCCAGGCGGACAGGGGATAGGGTGATGCGCATGGGTGCTCCTTAGAACCAGCGGCCAATAGCGACCAGCTCTACGCCGATTACAACGCGAAATCCTGACATGCTCCAAGCATCGAACGCAAAGCTGGCAACCCCCTTTGCCGATGAAGTGGCAGTATATGGCGCGGCTGCGCGAGCAAAACATCCGGAAACATATTTAGTATCCACGAATGAAGCAGGCATGTACCATTGTGCGGATGCGCTACCAGATGAAGTGAGACCGACGTTTCTGCAAATCTGCGTTCCATCCGCAAACCGCACGTACTCCCCATTGGCATTGCTGCCGCGCTCGATAATCGCGCCGGTAGGCATGCCGCCTGATTGGGAGACGGTGCCGAGGATGTTGCCGCGCCTGAACGCCTTATCAGGCGTGAGCGTCGCAGGAATACGCTCAACATTGAGCAGGCCTGCCGTCAGGTTCGCTGCGTCGTTGGCGCCGAGCGCCTCACGTGCAGCTGCCGGTGTCGCTGATATCGCCCAGGGCTGAAGTGCCGCGAGCTGCGACCCGAACTGATCTACAAGCTGCCGCAGCCGGTCAGCCGACTCTTTGACATAGCCCTGCATCGGCGCGATGGCGTACGTCTGACCTGTAGCCGTGTCGCCCTGATAGGCTGGCGAGATGCTGATCACCGACGCGCTGGCGATATTGGTGATTTCGTACCAGCGGCCATCCGGACCACGGAACGCGTCACCAACACGAGCGTTCGCGCTGAAGGCAGTTCCGGTCCCGGTGACTGTCGCACTGTTGGCCGTGACGGCCACTTGTCCTTGGGAATACCAGGGCATGGGTTTCTCCAGATAATAAAAACCCGCTCGTGGCGGGCCGTAAATCGGTGCTTGCTCAGCTGGCAACGCCCCGATACTTGAATGGCTTTTCCTTAAATGGCGGCGTGAAGGTGGCGTTACGGAGATCAGAAGCCTGTAACGTCGATCACTATGTATCGAGTGATCGCACCGTTATTGCCATCGTAATCCCAGTTAACGATTGGAATGCTGCCGCCATTCAAATTCCGCACCCACATCCAAAGGTCTATCTCCGCCGTGCTTACAACCACCTGCCCATTTTGAATGCGAGCTGAATCGAAATAGGAGTGCCGCTCCATGATCATATAAACATTCGGCTGCGCACCTTGATAGCTAGCCAGCCTATTTATCCGTATTCGAACCGATTGAGGAAGGACGGCATAGACTCGGCCTGAGTTGAGTTTGATCGTCTCCACTCCGGTTGTCACAGCTACTACATTGAAAAGCCTCCAAGACGAATCAAATACTAGTTCTGCGCCGGACTCATCAAATACTTGAAGCCCATAGTTAGAAACACCAGTGCCTGCGGCGAAGATCCAGTAATTTATGACAGTGCCAGCCACCCCATTGGCCGACAGATAGACCTGGTTCCCGACCTTTGCGGAGATTACGGCTGGAGCTGTAGCGCACGAGAACGCGATTAGCTCTCCGTCATTTACCGTGACGAGCGCCCGCGTTTGTAACGTTGGGATTCCATCTCCAGACATGTATCCCTGTGTTTGGACGGAACCTTTCCGCACGAGCGCCAGGTTCGCGTAGTTCCCATCAATCTGGTATGAGCCAGTCTCATTTATAACCTCAAGTCCAGCAGGCATTCAGTAGACTCCATAGTATATAACTCCTGCTGGAAGGCCCTCTGATGAGCTTGACCCACCAACTGCCGCCCTAGTCCATGACAGTGAACCGCCAGCGAAGCTGATAATTGGGAGAGATAATGAGGGGCTGATATCCATACCAGTGGTGGAGAACCCGACAAACGGAATGCCAAAAGGCGTGCCCGTAGAAAACGCTGGATGCGATATCGTCCCGGAAAGCTGCCCTGCCGCGACGGGCGAACTGCCCAGGATTCGGCCAATAAGCATCGTGGTGTCGAGAGTTAAATTCCCGGCGGCGTCCCATACCTGTAATCCAGACGGCATACCCTACCCCCATATCCCCAGCCTGACCCGCAACATGCCTTTGGCGTCATAGGTTTTAATAACCGCCTCGTTCGAATTAACTGCAAAGTTAAGCCGCCCTATGCCTGCCTTCGCTCCGTTGATCTCTACATCGTTGGTCACGAAGTTGATGCGAATGCCCTGCTGCCCCGCGATGTAATTCCCAGAGCGCAGCTCTCCCGTCACGATCAGGTTGACGATGTCCGCCTGGCTGATCACCGCGCTGTTGATGAAGACCTGCCCGCCCTGAATCACGAACGGCGTGCTGATCACGCCGTTGGCGGTGTTGATCACTGCGAACCGGTCAGCCTGGAACAGAACCTGCGATTGCATTCCTTGCGGCGTGTTCTCGATGCCCAACCCCATGCCGGCGGCGTAGTACTTGCCATCCTGGGTCAGCTGCAGCTTCACCGAGTACATCGCGGACAGATCGCCATTCAGGCTGGCAACCGTCTGCTGCGTCGTCTTGATCGCAGACGAGTTTTCTCCGACGGCGGCCTGCAATTGCTGAGTGGTTTCGGCAACTGCGGAGAACTCATCAGCGATCACCCGCTCGATTTCCGTGATCGAGGCGCCGATTTCGTCCGTGACTTGCGCCTGCAGCTGGGTTATCCGCTCAGCCATCGCGGAGTTCTCGCTGGCCCGAGTGCGGGACTCCTGAGTAATGCGGGCAGATGCATCCCAGCCATTCAGCGCGTCGGCTAGGTCGCCCTCGCCGTCGTCATCCCGGTAGGCTGCCTGCAGCACTTCCAGGCTCGACGCCGCGGCAGTGACCTTGCCATCCAGCAGCTCAAGGCTTGCCGTATTCTGCTCGACCTGCAGCGCAAGGCCGTTTGCCGACTGAACCACCTGCCCGATATCGAGCCAGTAGGTCGCATTCGGCGGGGCGTTCGCGCCATCAGGATCGGCCGGCACGTCGATCTTGGCCTGATACAGCCGCTGCCCATCGCGCACCGAGTCTCCAGCCTGATAGGCGTTGTGCGGCGAGTACTCGAGAGCATCCGTCAACTCCCTGATCCGGTCATTGACCGAACCAGGGCCGTCGCCATCGATCAGATTGATCCGATCAAGCAGGTTCTGCCCGAGCTCGGTTTCGCTGATCTGGCCTGCGATGTACTCGAGGATCGCCGTCGCGTCAGCGCTGGACTGTCCCATCACCCAGCCAGACCACGGACCAATGTTGCCAGTCCGGTCGATCAGGCGCGCGCGGAACCAGAACGTCACGCCAGCGGCCAGGCCGGTCATGGTGTGCGAGCTGGTCGGATAGGCGTAGTCGCCAAGATGTAGTGCATCCTGCACGTTCTGCGTCGAACCATACTGGATCTCGGTCCGCAGCGTGTCCTCTGCTCCGGCCGGGAAGCCCCACTCCAGGCGAATACCGAAAACCTCTGGCGCGGCATTCAGGAACGCCACGGCAGGAGGTGTTCCTGCCTTGCCGGCCAACTCGATCGCCTCGCTGTAGCCCCAAGGGCTCGTCACATCCAGGCTGTTCAGTGCGCGGACGCGGATCTGGTAGGTGCCGGCGTAGATGCCGACCACGTCAATCTCCGTGCCTCCAACGCGCCCCGCGTAGACCCAGGCCCCGTCGCCGCGCTTCCATTCCACGTCATAGCGGGTGGCGCCGGGCGCAGCATCCCAGAGAATCGTCATTGTGGTGACGGCCATGGTCTGCTCGATCATCCAGTCGCTGATGGCGCGGATGTTCGTCGGAGCAGCCTGCACGCTTGAAGGGATTGCCGTGATTGGGCGCTGGCTGATGATCGCCCCGCTGTCGACCGCGGCGTGCTTGCCCTCGACGTACTTACTCGCCGTGATGGCATATTCCAGCGGACCAGACTCGGCGATGCTGACAATCCGGTAGCGCTGAGCTGCCAGGCTGGTCGATTCCCACGCCCACACGCTCTGCGCGACAGGTGCCGCGTCGAATGCAGGCGCGACGGTCAGCTGATGCCCGTCTACCGCGACGATGCTGCGGGTCTGCGCGACGCCGCTCGGCAGAATGCATGTCAGCTCGTCGCCGCTCTGGACGCCTTCGACCTTGTCCACGGTGATGACGGTTGCCGTTGCAGCGCTCAGCCGGCCGCCAATACGGCGCCCTGCTCGTGCATTGTCAGCCACTCGAATGATCTGGCCTGGGCGTGCACGGATGCCGTCAAGCCCGACGGAGAATGTGACCGTTTCCGTCTCGAGCAGGTTGGTCAGTAGCGCCCAGCGGCCGGCGCGCTGCGCCTGACCCTGCGACGTGCAGCCGAGCGCCGTGATCTCGGTAGTCTGCACACCGAAACGCGCGATAGCGTCGTCATCCTGTACGTACTCGACCTTGCTGCGGTACATGTCGGACGGGTCGTTCCATCCCACCAGAACGGCGCTGTAGCGGGTGCTGCGCTTGCTGCCCTTGTAGCTGAACTTGCCGTTTTTGACGTTGGCGTTGGTGTAGGTGTAGACCGGGTCAGCGGGCATATCGGCCGAGACGATCGCCTGACCGGCGCCCCAATACGTGATGCCGCGGAACACTGCTGCGATGTCCTGCAGCGCCTTGTAGGCGTCAGCGCGCTTCTGCAGGTAGAGGTTGCAGACGAAGCGCGGCTCCATGCCGCCCTGGCCGTCGCTGACGAGCTGGTCGCAGTACTGACCAATCTGGTACAGCCCCCACTTGTCCACCTGGCTTGCATCGATGCGGTCACCGAGACCATAGCGCGGGTGCAGCAGCAGGTCGTAGTAGATCCACGCCGGGTTGTTGCTGTACGCCAGTTGGAACGTGCCGTCCCAGATGCCGGTGTAGGTGCGAGTTTCCGGGCTATAGTTGCTCGGCACGCGAATGATCCGGCCGCGGGCATGGTAGCCCCGGCGCGGCACCGATCCGCCAAACGTTTCTGCATCGAACGAGACGCCAACGATGGCCGAGTTCGGATAGCGGAACTTGGCGTCGATGATCTCGGTGAACGACTTGATGTTGACCGTATCTGCGATGGCCGACGTCGTGCTATTCGGGGTCAGCCGGCGCACGCGCACACGCCAGCCGCCAGAGCCTGCCGGAAGATCGATGCGCACCGAGCGCTCATAGCCGCCCGAAGTCTTTCCATCAAAGGCGCCCTTGAGCACCTCTTGGTAGGCGGCCATGCCGACCGCTACGTCGATGGCGTACTCGACGCGGTAACCGGTGGTATCGCCGTTGCTGGTGTTCTGCTTGGCCAGACGCGGGACGGTGAAGTTGATCCGAACCGCCGACAGGTCAGTGTTGGTGATCGAGCGAACCCACGGCGCAGAGGCCTGCAGCTCAACGCCTATGTTGATTTCGTTCTCGACCTGCGGGAAGCCGGCCAGGTAGGACTGATCCTGGCTGCCGGTACGCTGCTCCCAGCTAAAGCCGCTGAAGGAAGAGCCGCCGCTGGTCGAGGCTGGGGTCTCGTCCAGGTAGATGGACGCCGAGCCATTGACGAGCCCGTAGATCTCGCCCTCGGAGATGAGGTCGATCAGGCGAGCATAGGCGGTGCTGACCAGGCTATCCGGGGATTCGACAGGGGTCCGCTGCTTCTTGCTGCCGCCCTTTGCGCCCTTGATCACTGCTGTCATGCCCGGTCCTCAACGTAAACGCCGCCAGAAATCACCGCAGACCCGACGATCAACTCGCCGTAGAGCAGCGGCACAGGGTTGCCTTGGGCCTCGGTGTTTACCGGGCCGTTGAATGCGTAACTGGAACGGTTATTGGCCGAGTCGGCCGACTCTGCGGCGCTTGGCTGCGGAGAGAGCATCATCACCGCCCCGCCGATTGCCATTGCAGCGCCTGCCATCATCAGCGCCGGGGTGGCCGTGACTGCGCCGGCCACGATGAGCACGGTGCCGACCACAATTTGGAATATCCCGCCCTGCTTGGCGCCTGCAGGAATTGGCGCGATCCGAATGTCATCCTTGCCGGACGGGTGGCCAAGCGCCTCAGCGCCGACATTCTCGCGGCCGTAGAACACCGCGTATCCACCCGGCGCATTGGACATGTGGCTCTCGAAGCCAGGCAGCATTACGCACAGCGCGCGGACGGCTTCGGCGGCATTCGCTACGGCCAGGCGGTGAACGCGACCGAACTTAGCCCCCAGCTTTCCGTACAGCCTGATTGTCTTGAGTTTCATGGCGCCAAATACTCACTGTCTTTTCCAGCCAATAGCCGCCATACGGGTCGCGCTTTGAGTCGCGCCCGTAGAGGTGATGGAGGATTGATTGCGGGGCCGGGTAGTGCTCAGGCTCGGAAGCCAGCACGCCCGAATCGAGATAAATGCCGGCGTGGTTCGGGACCGGCGCTCGGATCTGCATCAAAACCACGTCGCCGTGCTGCAGGTTGCTCACCGGGTGGAAGCCCGCCCTAGGCAGCAGCTCCCGGTAGTAGTCCTTGCCTTGATCCCACCAGCCGTCCTCGCGCTCGTAACGGCCGAGGTCAATGTCCATTTCGCGATGGTAGAAGTCGAGAACGATGGACAGGCAGTCATGCACGCCATGGACGAACTCTCGCCCGATCAGCGGCGCCTGCCAGCCTTCGGGCTTGAGCCAGACGTGTTTCCCCGCCTTGCCCTGCTCCACCGGAATGATTGCCCAAGGCAGGCCAGACTCCTCGCAGGCGACCCTGTCCGCCACGCTTGGCTGTGCCGGGTAGTCCGGGTGGCTGTGCACCACGGCCTGGACCTCTCCCTCGCGCATGGCTGCCTTGTAGTCGGCCGGGTCGATGACGAAGTGTTCGCTCGGGGTCGCGGCTGCGTTCCGGCACGGCCGGTACTGGCCGTTCACGATGACGCCGCAGCTTTCCCGCGGGTAGCAGGATTCCGCGTGCCGCTTGGCCGCTGCTGGTAGTCGCATGATCTGCACCCACAAAAAAGCCCGCACTTGGCGGGCTGTTGGATTGGATAGGCTTACCTGGCCAGGGCGGCTGCTGGAAAACCCCCGAACGAGATGGGATTGTTCGCCCCGAATCGCAGCTTGCAGCTCTGCAGCCGCTTGCCGCATTTGTCCCGCGCCGCATCCGTCGTGATGATGTCGTACTCATCCGCCACGGGCGGGCCGGTGTAGCCGCATTCGGCGCTCCGGTACCGCCACGGACAGTGGTTCGCGATGATCTGCCGGCGCGGCAGCTGAACACCCTGGAAGTTCATGGCGCTGGCCAGCTCGAACTCCACGGCCTCGGATGTCTCGCCGACCTTCTGCTCGATGAACCAGATTTCCGGCGGAAACTCCTCATCCGGATCGGCATCGGGCATTCCATCCAGGTACTTTGCCAGCGTCCGGCGACGGGTCAGCTTGGCGCCAACCATGTCGTCGAACTCAAGGCACAGCGCCGTGATGAATCCGCCGACGTTGCCCATCTTCAGGCTTGGCGACGGGTTGCGGCTGCCGCTCATCTCGAACCCGCTAGCCTCGAGCGGCCAGGGGTCGTACTGCACACCCTTGAAGCTGATCGGACCAGCGTCGTGGCTGTGGAAGTGGTACACCTCAGCACCAATCGCCTCGGCGTCGAGGGTGTAGAGCGTCACGATCTGCCCTGGCTCAAGGCGCTGAACGTCTGTCGAGAGCGTCATGGCGCGTGGACCTCTTCAAAGCTGGCAGAGAGCTGGAAGTTTCCAGCCCCCTTCGCGGTCAACGTGTAGCCGGACCGACACTTGAACAGCTTCGTCGCGCCCATCGGAGTCACCCACTGGAACGCCTTGTAGCCGCCCTGCCGGTCCAGGAACTCGGCCATCGCTTTAACCGGCATGCCGCCGCCGGTCTCCCAATGTCCAACGGCCGAGATCCTCCAGGCCTCGGAGCGGGTATTGATGCCGTCACCGGCCTCTTGCGAATACCCGTCGCCGAAGTCAGTACGCAGCGCCCGCTGGGACACATCGATGGAGGCCGAGTTGTCGATCGGGAAGTCGAAGGTCTCAATCATCGTCCTGCTCCATATAGGTTCCAAAGCAGGCCGCCGGGCCGGGACTCACGCTCGATCTTGGTCATAACAACGGCGTTGATCGTGTCAGCCGTGACCTGCCCCTGCTTACGCATTTCCTGCTCGCTCATGCCTGGCTGGCCCTCAATCGTGACCGGCGCGTGGATAGTGATCTGCGGCGCACCTCCTCCCCCGCCCTTGCCAGCCAGGTAATCCTTGAGGTCGGCGTTGGTCCTGCGGTCTACCACTCGCTCCCCCTTGTCGAGCAACCAGGTGCCCTCCTTGGGGATGTTGTCGATGCCGTCGTGGGCCATGCCGGAAATCGCCGTCGATGCAATCAGGCCGACCGACGCATAGCCCATCCCTCGGACCAGCGAAGCCGCGGGGATACCCATGATAGGGCCAAGCTCTAGCGCCTTGGCGGCAGCTACCTCGGTGCTCACCACAGCTTGTGCAATGGCGGCTGCCTTGCCGGCAATGAACAGCGCTTTGTAAGCCGCAGACCCTTCCATTCCGAGCTGCTGGAACATCGCGGCGGCGTTACTGGTAAGACCCTCGAACATACTCAGCGTGGCCACGCGGTTCGCGCTCGCAAGCTCGGCCATTCGCTCATTCGTAGTCGCGGCAATCTCAGTCACTCGGTCAGCGTACTGCTCTTCATTGATGATCTTCTGCTCGAGGAACTCCCGCTGATTTGCAAGTTCCTGCTCTCGCCACGCCGCCAGCTGCTGCTGTGCCTCCATCACCTTTGCCACTTCCCCAGCGGCACCGCCAATCTCCGGCGCCAGGCCGCCGAACTCGGGCGCGCTACTGATCGCAGACTTTGAGATCCGATCGGCCACCCGGGCACGCTCTTCCTCGGTAAGGCCTTGCATCGCCTCCAGCACCGCCAGGCGCTCACGCATCTGCTCGGTTAAGCGCTCTTCATCCGTTTGAAGGTCTGCAATGAGGCGCTGATAGGCCGCCTGGCTCTCAGTTTGGCGATCAAAAGCGGATATCGCAGATAGAGCAGCCTCTGCCTGCTTGAGCTGCGACTCTGACGCGCCATCTAGGGCGAGCTTATAGAGCGTCGCCTCGGTGGTGTTCATTCCGAGCATCTTGGCTTGCAGCTCAAGCGCTGAAACCTGCTGCTTAAGGTTTTTCTCGGAGGTCTTACCGCGTGCACGCTCCGCTTCTTCCAGGCGATAGAGCTGCGTAGCGAGCTGTTCGGCCTCTTCCCGCTCTTCCTTTGTCGCCTCCGCCCCCAGCGACTGGATAGCCGCCAGGCGCGCACGGGCTTCGCCCTGCAGTCTGGCCAAGTCGAGCTGCTCGCGCATGCGGCCAATTGCTTTCTGCCCTTCGGTGCTGGTCGTAGGCTCTTCTGGCTCGCTCAGTTCTGGCGCCTTGCTGCGCTTGGATATCTCTTCATCTACTGCCAGCAAACGCTTTCGGTACTTCTCCAGCGCCTCATCAGCGATCAGTGCCTTCTCTGCGGTGCGCTCCAGCTCTTCACGCCACTCTTGGGCCTTGGCGCTGCCTGGGTAGCGCTCAAGGTTGCCTTTCAGCGTTTCGACGCGAGCATTGAGCGCGGTCAGCTCGCCGGCGGCGCCGCTGGACTCGGTTTCGATCTTGGTCAGCAGATCCGCGCGCAGAGCCCGCAGGGTTGCATCGCCGAGGTCATTGACCGACTCGGTAAGCAGGTCGACCGGCTGCTTGGCGTCTCGTGCGTTGCTAGCGAAGGTGTAGAGCGCCCCGGCGGCGAGCAAGACCACGCCAGCCGGCCCGCCAAGCAAAGCCATGGCGCTTCGCAGCCCGCCGGCAACGATGGTGCCGACACGCATTGCGCTGTTGAGCGCGTTCTGTGCTGCAGCCTGGTTAGCTGCCGCCTGAAGGGCGACGGCTTGCGCGGCCGACAGGTTGCGGGCTGCGATCGCGTGCGCGTTGGTGCCCTTGGCGGCCTCGAACTCTGCCTTGGCTACGGCGAGAGCCGCCATAGCCGATTGACGCTCAGCGGTCGCCCTGGCAGCCGAGACAGCCAGCGCCTCGCGCTCTTTGGCGATGCGAATGACCGTTGCAGTGACCGCCTGGCCTTGAGTGGCGGTGTAGGCGAGCATGGCTGTGACCAGCCGCGCGCCAACTGCCACGGCGAGATACTCCGCTGCAGTGCTGATGCCGTCCAGCGCACCCTTCATCGCCTCAGTGTCTTCGCTGAACGCGAGTACTGAGTCAGCGGCCGAGATGATGCTGTTGGTGACGCCCTGAATGGCCCCGCTCTGGTTCTCGAATGCGACGAGGATCGCGGTTGTTGCTGTCTTGGCGCGAACACCTGCATCGGTCAGGTTGCTCGCCATGTTGGCGGCGGCCTTGGCGTTCTCGTCCAGGGACTTGCGCAGACCTTCGGACAGATCGCGCGCAGAGAGCTTCCCGGCGGCGCCCATTGCGCGGATCTCGGCGGCGGAACGACCTGTTGCCGCTGCGATGTCATTGATCACCGATGGCAGGGCATTGGTGATTGTTTCCCACTGATCGGCGGCCACCTTGCCGGTGTTCATCGACTTGGAGAATGCGCTGATTGCCGTCTCGGCACGCTCGGCACTGGTGGCGTTCTTCACGAACGCATAGGACATGGAGTCCGTCACGTCCAGCGCCTGCTGAGTCGAGTAACCCATGCTTCGCAGGCTGTCCGCGGTGCGGATGTATAGCTCCTGGGCTTCCGACAGCGAACGGTAAGTGCCGTTTGCGGTGGCCAGCAGGCGGCGCTGCACAAGCTCGAACTCGGCCTGGCTGCTCGTGGCCATCTGCACGCGCTCGGCCATTTCCTGATAGGTCTGGACCAAGCCGGCAGCGGAGCGAAGCGCTGTCGCGGAAACAGCGGCAGCTAGGGTTGTTCCCAGAGCAGCAACGGCTGTTTTCAGCTGAGTGGCGGCCGTCACATTGCGGCGAGTCTGGCGCTCCAGCTGATCGAATCCGCCTTCAGCCTTGCGGGAGGCAGCTTCTAGGCGATCCAGATCGCTTGCAGCCTTCAGGCCGCTCGTGCTGTCCACGCTCAGGACAAGGCGGGCGTATTCGGTCATGCTTTTCTCCAGGCAGTAAAAAACCGCCCGGAGGCGGTTCGGCAAAAATTGAAGTAGCTCAGCTGCCAGCTTCAGGCTTGAGCATCAAGCCCAGAGCAGTGCGTGAATTCAGTGCTGCTATTCGAGCAATGCTCATAAGCACTGCGAAAAAGATCCCGTACACGGCGCTAGCAATACACCCCAAAATGACCGGCCACAAAACTACGGACTCGGTTATCGACGAGTGCCTTCCAGCCGGCACTTCAGTCGTGCCGAACGCAACCATGACGATCAACGAGGCAACTATATTTATGATTGCTGCAATCCATGCGAAGCCGGACCAAAAGTTGATCGCTGAGTTATTCATATTCCCTCTCTCCAAACAAAAAGGTGAGAGTACCAAAACGCCAGCACCAAAACCCAGCGCTAGGCTGGGTTCAGGCGGAACGCTTAGGTTATGCCGCTTGCTTGGCTGCCAGTAACTCGCGCAGCCGCCCCAGACCAGCAGCGTTGTAAACGAACGACTCTACCTGCTTGGAGCTGTGCTTCGACTTGTCTAGCCGATACTCGCCATAGGCTGAAATCTTAAGCCCGTTGGCATTGGCGAGCCGGCCGACCATCGCCCCGCTGATGCCGAGCAACTTGCCAACTTCCCCGGCTGGCATGAGGTGTTCATCCACTTTCGGCAGCGGGATCACCTTGTGCCCCAGAGCCTGCTCGGTCAAAACACTGAGCAGCGCCTGCTTGCTGTTCTCACCAAGGTTCGGCAGATGCTCGAGCGTCAGTTTCGCCAGATCAACAAGAGCGGCGACGGGAGCGGCAACAGTGTCCTCCAGTTGCTTCGGCCTCGTCGCCTCTTCAAGCTCATGGAGCCGGCGAACCACCTTTCGACGAAGCGGGACGCTGTAGCCCGTCAGAAGAGTCTCTGTCAGCTCACGGTCCAGCCGAAACTCTGACGTGTACCCGCGAGCATCCTTCCGCTCGGCGACATGGCTCAAATCTGAGCCATCTTCTTCAAGCGCCTGGAGCATTTCGCGGATATCTCGAACGACATTCTTATGCTGCTTGCCAGTCAGGCGAGCAATCTCTCGCGACGACATAGTTACCGGAGTCACGGTCAAAGCGCTCATGCTGCCACCGCCTGTACGCCAGCGTACTCCTGAGGCTTCAGCCGTCCGCGCTCAAGGGTGCCGAGCGCCTGGCTGATCGCGCCACCTGCTGCCTTCATCAGGTAATCCATCTGGCGCATCAGGTTCTGGTAGGAGCGGAACTCGTAGAAGGCGCCCTCCACCTGATATCCAGCGTTGTGCATCTTGTCGAGCAGTTCTAGGCACGGAGAGTCTTTGCTCAGCACGAGGTCGCCAACGGTCACACCAAGGTCACCGCCGCGGCGCTTTGTGACTCCGAAGCACTGCGGATTGCGAGCGATCCAGTCTTCAATGGTGCAGCTGAACTCGATCTCCGAAGCCGAGCCACGCGCGCCCCCGATCCACTCGCCATCCCACACGTAGCTCTCGACGTACTTGCAAGCGTCCTCGAACTCTCCCTGAGGAATGTCGCGGTACTGCGCGACTTGGTGCCGAGACTTCAGGTTGCTCCAGATTTCGTGGTAGCCGGCGCGCTGGCGTGCTTTGGCGAGGCAGGCGACCTTGCTGTCCACCTTTTCCTTGAGCTGAAACTGCTGCTGCGGGTTGAGCGCCTTACGCAGGCAGTCAGCAGCGACTTCGGGAGCAATCTGGCGCAGAGCTTTCTCGCACGCAATAAAGTAGCGGCGGATTCTGCGGCCCGCCTCGGTGCGCTCCACCATCGCTAGCTCTTTGGCCATGTCAACAGAGATTGAATACTCAACCGACCCGCGCCCTTTGCGGCCCGCAGCCTTTTTACTCATTTCTGAGTAAAAATCCTGCCCCTCAACAAAGCCATACTCAGCGATGCGACGAGCAATCCAGTCATTGAAGCGCGAGCCTGCCCCAAGGCAGATATGAAGATCGCGAGCATTGCACAGCTGCACAATTTCCCCGCCGATTTCGCCCATACGCACCGGAATGAGCGTCTCGTAGCTCATTCCGCCATTGTTTTCTTCATGGTTTACGCTAGAATCGAACATGTGATTGACCTCGGAATTGATCACGCTTTCTGAAGCCCTGAGCGCGCCAACGCTTGGGGCTTCTTCGTTTCAGGCTGCTTCTGCCTGTTGTTTCTGCCGCTCTAGGAACTCAACGAGCTGACTATTCATGGAGCGCCGGTTGTCCTTCGCGCTTCTTTTAAGCCAGTCCGCCAATTCTTGCGGTATCCGCACTTGGGTTCTTAGCATCGTTTGACATCCCTTCTTAGTGACGCAGTGTCACTATACGAACCTATTGCCGTAGTGTCAAGCTAGTGACATGGAAGATATTTATCGATCCCAATTTCGGCTACCTTACTCGCTCTACGAGAGCCTAAAGGAAGCTGCCGACGCCAATCGCCGTTCAGTGAACGCGGAGCTTGTTGCGCGCCTGGAAGCCAGCTTTGACGCACAAGACAGGCCCGACCCGCACATGACGTTCCACATCGACAAGGACAGGCTGCTAGCTGACGCAAGCAAGTCCAAGCCAGCAGTTGGAGCGGATCAGGACGAACTGGAAGACATATTGCGCGACATCATCAGCAACGCCATCGATGCCGTCCTGGGTGTCACTCAGAAGCGCCCCACCAAGCCATCAAAAGGTCCGGTCAACCTCGGCGCCAAGTATGACCCTAACCTAAAGGTCGTGACGAAGGTCACGAGAGCGGAGAAGATCCAGCCAGCCTCAAAGCGGATCACCCGGACTCGCAAGAAGCCGACCGAGTAGCTCTACGGGCTCGCCACGCGATCCTCTACCGCAGCCAGGCGCCGTAGCATTATCGATCAGCCATCGCCTTCAGTGCCGCGCGCTCCATGATCTGGATCGCCTCCAGGTGGTCGCGCTGCTGCTTGCGCTTGACGCGGTTCATGCGAAACAGCGACTCAAGGGCCGAGTAGTCAAGCCCTGTCGGCCCATTCATGCCCGTGCGCCATTGGGTCTGCATCGAAAGGAAGATGTCGAACACCTGCCAGTTCTCTGGCCAGATTCCGAACCGCTCTTCCGGGAAGTCTTCGGGGCGAAGGCCGAAGCGGGCCATCTCTTCGGGGTCGGCGTCCTTCCTGAAAAGCCGCTCGACCGCCCCCTCTAGTTTCCCCGGCGGCCGTCCACCAGAGCGGTTATGTACGCGGAGAAGATGGCTTTCGGGGCCATGACGTAGTTCTTGCACAGCAGCTCAATGCTGGCGGCGCAGAATTCTTCTTCGAGATCCCAGCCGGCGAGCATTTCACCGAGCAGGTCTGGGTCGCTGATCTTCTTGTTCTTGATCAGCGCGTCGAGGCTGTCCTTGTCGCGGTGCTTGAACTCGAATACCGGCTTGGCAACCTGGCCGTCAGGCAGCGGGATTTCTACCGGCGCCTTGAAGGTTGGATTCGGGGTCAGGGTGAATTTCACGCTCATGGATCGTCCCTATCTGGAAAGAGTAGGCCCGCCGAGTGACGGGCCTTGCTGCGTTAGGCGGCGTAGCGCATGGGCTCGGAAGTGAGCGACACGGTGCTCTGCAGGCCCATCAGCTCGTTCTTGGTGAGCGTCGGGGTCTTGTTGAGGGTCACGTAGCCGTTGTAGAAGATCGCGGAGCCGGACGGCAGCACGACCGACACCGCACGGGGAATGCGGTCATCGTTGGCGTCGGACAGGATGCTGTACCAGGGAAGCTCGGCATCGTCGCCGATGGTCATGGCGAAGCTGGACGCGCTCTTGACGGTCGGGATCTGGTGCTCGACATCTTCCTCGAGGAACGAGTAGGTGACGAACTGCTGCTCGCCGCCCGAAGTGGTGAACTCCAGAACCTGGGTGATCTGCTGCCAGGTGCTGACCTTGCGCACGGAGCCAGCACCGCCGCCGGCCGGATACAGGTTGGTCGAGGTGGTGTTGATACCCTCGAGCTGGAAAGTATCAGCAGTCACGCCGGCAACTCGGGCGACACGACTGTTCAGGCGCGACCAGCCGGAGGTGACCTCGACGATATCGCCGTTGGCCAGGCCATGGCCTTCTGCGGTTGCAACAGCTGGGTTGGCGTTGGATACAGCGGTGACTGTGATCGGCGCGGCATACGCGGAAGCGATGGATACTACGGCGCCGTTGGGTAGGCTCACACTCATGGGTTTTTCCTCTGGGTATAAAAAAACCGCCTTTCGGCGGCTCTGGATTGCCCAACGGGCGGTTAAATCGTGTCGGCCCGGTAGGTGAAGCTCACCGGAACCATGAAATGCGTGTCGCCGTTGATCGGCGGACCTTCGCTACAGGGGCTCGTGATCTGCATGGCGAAGCTGCCAGACGTGAGGCGATCGTTCAGCGGGAACAGCTCCGCGATGTCAGCGGCTAGCGTTTCCGCCTCTGTTGGCCCCTTGCCTTTCGGCACGAACACGCTGATCTGGCACACGCCGCTGTACTTGCGGTGCGCTCCGGCCAGGTCGGCGCTGTCGGTCGGCGCCTTGAGCAGGTTGAAGCGAAGGTACTGGCCGGCGGGAGGCGCGAATTGAACGTTTTCCCACGCAACCGGGATCGTGCGCGCAGTCGCGAAGGCGTTCAGCCTGCCCTGAAGCAGCGAACGAATCAGCTTATGAGACATGGTCACACCTTGTTCTTGGCGACGGCCACGGCAACCATCTTCTGCACCCTGGCGAAGTTGATCCGGACCATCCCGGCGGGGGCTTGCTTGCTGCTCCCGAATTCGAGCGAGTAAATGTAGGGAAGGTTATTTGTCAAAAACACCTCTTGACCTGCGCCCTCTGGCGTTTTCGCTTGCACCTCTGTCAGCGCCTGTGCGCCGCTCTTGTCGTCACGATCAATCTCGTTTGGCGTTGGCTGGCCTACCGATGTCTGCCAGTTACCGCGGGCCCGGCCGGTATCGACCGGCGTCGAGCGAATCACGCTGGAGAACAACTCAAGGGCTGCGGTACGCGCGATCTTGTCGTGTGCCTCCGCGGTCTTGACCGCAAACTGCCGAACATCATCAGAGAACGACATCAGCGCCTCCCCTGGACCTCGTAGGCCAGCACGTCACCAGTCGGATCCAGCGTCAATATGCTGACGATCTGCCACACCTGGCCGGCTGCGGTAATCGTCGTCTCCAGCGTTGGCGGCCATTCGAGGCCAGCGGCGCCGAAGAAGATCTTCTTGTCGTCGCGCTTGATCATCGAGCCATCCGCGTACTGCGTGCCTGATGATTGCAGGCTGTAGTTGTCGAGAATGGCCTTGGTCGTCTGCGTGAGCGTCTGGCCCGGCGTCGTTTCGCCCGTCACCGGGTCATAGCCGCCGACCTGCTCGAGCGTCAGCGTGATCGTTTCGCCGATCTCTTCGACGACAGCCAGCGCCTCGGCAGCGCCTTGTAGAATCTCGTCGCGCAGTGACATATCAGCCCCTCACCAGCCTGACCTGGCCCTTGTTCGACCAGGGCTTAATGAGCGCCAGTGCGAACGACTCGGCGGCGGACAGCGCCTTGCTGCCCTCCTTGAAGGTCTTGCTCGACTGGACCGGGCCGGCAGTCACGCTCGTGCTGACAACCTCACGCTCCTGAGCGCCGTAGAGCCCGCCCGAGGCCGCCAGTTGAGCGATTTCCGCCCCGGCCTGTACGACGGCATCCGGAACTTCGGAAAACGTCGCAGTCAGCCGCTCAGCGAGCCAGACGTTAGCCATCAGCACCGCGCGGGCCTTCTTGTCTTCGGTGGTCCAGTCGGACCCCAGCAGGCCGTCGACCTGCGCGATGGTGATGTACTCGGTCATTTACTCGGCCTCGGTCGGCTCTGGCTTGGTCTTTCGGGCGCGCGGCTTGGGCGCCTCGTCTTGCGGCTCGACTACCTCGCCAGGCGGCGCGAATCGAGCGTCGATGATCTTGAAGCCCTGAGCACGCAGCTCGGCCTTCCGTTCCGGCGTGACCGGATGGGGTTCGTACTTAATCTTCTGCTCGGACATTTCATCCTCCAGAGAAACGGGGCGAGCCGGAGCCCACCCCTATCGGTTACTTGGTCGCGTCACCGATGGTGATCACGCCAGCCGAGGCCTTGATCGAGTTCGCTACCAGATCCCAGTTGGAACCGGTGGCCAGCTCGGCGTCGGTCGGAGACTTGCCACCGTTGGCGGTGTCCCAGGTGTAGCCGCGCAACGCCAGACCGAATGCATAGTCGGCCTGGAAGGTCGTCTCAATGCGGCCCTTACCGTTGCTGGTCTCGATATTGGTGATCAGGTCGGAACCGTCCATCACCATGCCAGCGCCATCGGCCAGCGAAAGCACCTTCTGCTTGTCCGGCGTGCCGGCTTCGAACAGCGACGGAGCATCAGTCACGATTACCGCCTTGCCGAGAATGTCGACGATGGTCACGTCACCGGCGCGGAACAGCTGCTGAGCGTTGCCAAGGTTCTGGCCGAGCAGCTTGTGGAAGGTCACGCCGTTCATCACCTGCGCCACCAGACGGCCGGAAGCATCGCCGAACTTGGCGTGCGCGGAGTTGATGGCGGAGTAAGAAATGCCAGCCGTTGCCGACACATCGTTCGTCGCAGCGGCCTGGTTGCTGATGGCGGCGACCAGCGCGGCGAGTACAGTGTTCAGCTGATCGGCGACGATTGCCTCGGACAGGTTGCGGCTGATGACTTCGAGCGCTTCCTCCGGGCTCTTCTGAATCCAGGAGAGCTGCGAGGGCTCCCACAGGATCGGGCCGAAGCCGCCGGCTACCTTAACGGCGTCGTACTGCTTCTGGGAGAGCGCGGTTGCCGACTGAGCGCCGTTGGCGGCGTAGCGATCGACGCGGCGCTGGGCGCCATGCAGGCCGGCCCAGAAGGATTCTTGCAGGAAGTCGCCGTCGATGCCCTGCGTGGTCAGGCGGATGGCGCCGGCCGAGGCAGCGTTGAACTTCTCAACGTCCTGGGCCAGAGTTTCGATGGTGGCGTTCTTGAGGTATTCGTTGAACACCTTCATATCGGAAAGGGCCATTCGGGCCTCCTATCAGTTCTGTGCGGTCAGGCTCTTGATGGCTGCGAGGCGTTCTTCCTTGCTGCCGCCAAAATTGCCCTTAGGTTTGGTTTGCTGCCCGCCGCCGTTTGTGGCGCCGCCGCCGTTTGCCGTTGCCGGCCACCAGTGAGGAGCCTTGTCCTTCATTTCTGTGAAGAACTCTTTCAGGGTCAGCGGGTTGCCGTCTTTGCCGAACGCGCCTTCCGCTGCAACGGGGTTGCCCTCGTCGTCAAGCGTGAACAGCGAGCCAGCGCGGAACAGCGCGTCTTCGATTGCGTGCTGGTGAATCCCAGCGGCGCTCGCTTCGGCACGGATGCTGTTCTCAAGGACGCGGCGGGTGAACTTTGCGGCGCGCTGCTCCGCGGCTTCGCGGGCCTGACGCTCTTTGGCGGTTTCCTTCTCGAAACCTGCCTTCATACGCTCGGTGCGCTTGTTCAAGACCTCATCGATCTTGCCGGACGCGATCAGCTTGGCCTCTTCATCGTCCGAAAAGCGCTGCAGGATGGTTTTCACGGCATCTGGGTCGATCCCTTCGTACCGCTTCAGCGTTTCGCTGGATTCCCGAACCTTGCCAAGAAGCTCGGTGTTCTTGGCCTTCAGGCCGCTGACAGCCGCGCTTACCTGAGCATCGATAAGGGCTTGGACTTCAGGAGTGATTTCTGGCCCTTGGCCGCCACCGCCCTCTCCGCCTTCGCCAGCTTCCTGCATCAGAACGTATTTGCGTTGAAACATGAGTTGATCCCCTTGGGACGATTAACGGCCTTGCCGCATGGTGAAGACGCCAGCTTTGCCAGCGCCAGAAACGAAAAAGCCCCGCACGATGGCGAGGCTCTAGAAATGGAAAACCCGGCGCGGGGCCGGGTCTGGTGTCCTGTTCTGGCGGTCTAGGCCAAAACTACGTGCTGCCCCTTCATCAGGCAGAAGGCGCACAGGAGCTGCTTTGTGCCGCCCTGTGGCTTGCCGTTCTTTACGATCATGCCGGTCTTTACCTCGACGACGCTCGAACTGCCGCACCTATGGCAGTTGAGCAGGTACGCAGCATCGGGCCGCGCCTTCTTGAGCTTTTCGGCCTTCTGGCGCGGCGTGTCTTTCACTCCGTCAATGACGGTGAGGCGAGGCTTATCGGTCATGCGGCCATCATAGCCCGGCTTTCTCGAAAGCGTCAGCGTCTCGCTTGCGCAGTTCGTCTAACGAATATTCGCGACCTTTTGAATCTACGAACCTGTCTAGCGTTAGTCCGCCTTCACGGAACAGCCTGCCTTTGGTAACACCTAGAATCTCGTCTTGGAACTCGGCAGGTTTTCCGCGCAACCATTGCCCATACGTGATATCACCAGCGATCTGCCCATCCATAGAGGCCTGAGTTGATGGCTCGATATCCGACTTGCTGAGCCCTAACGCCTCCCATGCCGACGTAAGCACCGGAATCGCTGTGCTCCTGCAATTCCAATGTCGAGGCGGCTGCGGCCCACGGCCTATTGGGTAAATTTCTGCCTTTTCAGAAATCCCGGCACATGTGACCGATGTCCTCCCGTCAAGCACAGCCAGGAACTGCCACCCCTGGACAATGTCAGCATTCGCCTCGAACACGGCCTGGCGGGCAAAGTTGGCCGTGTGGTTGACTGCTGTGCGCACCAATGCCTCAGCGCCGCGCCGGTCGATCTCCAGCAAACCATCAGCGTAGCCATTGGTGCGCGTGCCACGCAGCCGGCGAACCATCTGGCTGATCGTCTCGCCTTCGACAAACCCCATCCGGATTGCATCACGAATGCGGATCGCCTTAGCGGCTTCCACGTCCTTCAAGGCTTCGCGAAGTAGCTTGCCCTGAAACGGCCTGGCCATTGCTGCGGCATAAGCCTGATTTGCCGGCACCGTGGCCAATGTAAGGGCCTCGGCAACCTGGGCAGGCAGGACGCTCTGCAGCATCTTGTGCTGATAACTAGCCTCATAGCCGGCCAGCTCTAGCAGGGCCTTGTCTAGCTCCTCTCCAGCGGCCTTGTACGCCTCGGCATTCAGCCTATTGACCTCGACGAGCAACTGGTCAAGGCGCTGCACGGTGAATGACTCGGGCGGCATCTTCTCAAGAGCGATGACCATCTGAGCAAACAGGTCGGCGTCGACTCGATTCAGGAGTGCCATTACGCGCCGAACCACACCGGTACCGTAGCGCTGCAGCCCGATCTGGTGGCTGATCGCTGCGTCGACGATCTTGTCATTCGCCGTTGCCATCAGATCACCCCAAGGGCCGGGCCTTGATTCTGGATTCTTTCAAGTTCTTCCTGCCAGTCGTACTCATCGCTGATGATCCCGCGCCGCTGCATCTCGGCAAACAGGGTTTCATCGCTTAGCTTGCCGGAGTTGGCCATCTGCAGCAGCTGAGGCACCGATACTTCCGGAGCCCAGTCCTGATCGAAGTTGCCGCGCATCTCGACCATGCCGCCATCGCCGAGGCCGAGATAATCGGACATCACCTGCAGCATCTGCGCGAGGGCATCAGCGAACTGGCTGGCCATGCGAGCCAGCGGGGACAGCTCTTGCGCCGCCTCCTCGTTCGCCTGGGTCGCCGTCTTGGTCTGCTGCTTTTCTTTCTGCAGCAGCTTGGCGCCGGCCATCCGCATTTCTTCGATCAGGTCTTGCAGCGACTCCCGGCCAGCGTTGATAGCTGCCCCGGTGTGCTCGACGTACTTGGCATCGCCGTCTTTCGGCATGCGGGTCGCGCTGCCTGAGCTGATCACCAGCTCGAACTGCTCGTCGTCGGTGAAGGTGAACAGCAGCGGCACCCGGGCGACGTGTAGAAGGTTGTCCTGATCGCTCTGGGACTGCCAGTGCTTGACGTTGAGGTGCGCCAGTTCGAGCAACGGCGGCTTTGCCGTCAGGAAGCCCGTGCGGCCGGTGTAGAACGATACGAGCGGCACGTATCCGAGGCTGGTAGTGCCCTCGTCGTGCTGGGCCCATGCGCCGCCATTGTCGGCCTTGCGGTAGGTGCGCCACACGCCAGGCTCAAGGACTCGCACCTGGGCGATCGACTTCACGCCAAACTCGCCGTCAGCCTCCTCGATTGACTCCATGTAGCGGAACTGTGCCAGCTTGCCGCCCTCAACACGCCAGCCAAGCACCTGCTCGGGGCGAATCAGCACGGCATAAGGGCGAACCCCTGCAGCGATCTCGTCTGCGCGAGTGCGCAGACCTTCGGCGCGCGGGTACTCAACCAGCACATGACAGAGGCCATGGCTCAGCGCATGGCGGAATAGGTCGACCGACCAGCTGTTCAGGTCATTGCCGGCAAGGTCGATGTCCTGGCACAGCTCAGCCAGGCGCTCGGGCACGTCATCGCCCAGCTGCAGCGGCTCAGCGAACACCCGGTCGGTCATATTGCCGACCGTTTCGGAGTAGGCAGGCAGCAGCGTGGACTGATTCAGGCGAGCTCTGTAGGTCTCATCCTCTTCGGCCGGGTACTGAGGCAGCAGAGCACGCCCGGCGGCCCGCATAGCCTTCGTGCCACCCATCAGCGGCGCAACAATTGCCCAATCCTCACGCATGGCATCCACGGCCGGGATCGTTTGGCTTGGGTCGTTGCTCATTGGCTTTACATCCGTAGTGATTGTGTCTGCGGCTTGGCCGGCTTGATGATCGGGAAGCGGTGAACGACGAAGTAGCCGAAGGCATCGGCCGGGTCTTCCGTGCCGTCCTTGCTGGGCTCTCCGTGCTCGTTGTATGCCTGCTGCTCGAGCACCTGAGTGGTGACCGGGCATTTGTCGGTGTTGACCTTCAGCCGGCGCACGCCCTCACCATTGAGGAACATGGCGTTAACTGCCAGCACACGGTCACGAACCATCGGGTTTGCCGGGTTGACGCGAACCGTGAAGCCGGCCTGCTTGAGCAAGCTGTGATCCGACTCGCTACCGTTGACGCTCTTGCGGTTCTTGCCGCTGGCGTCTGGGTACACGGTGATCTTGTGGCCGGGGAATCGCTCAAGTAGCGCAGCGATCATTGCCGGCGTATCGAATAGGCTGGTCAGCTCATCAAGTTGCCGCGGCTCACCGTCACGAATGACGAACACGCAGGCCGCCATCCGATTAATGTTGAAGTCCATACCTACATGCAGCTCTTCACCCGGGCGAATCGTCTCGTCGGTGTGATTCAGCCGCCTACAGAAGTTCGGATAGACCGATCCGCTCACTAGGTTGACGAACTGGCCGTCAATGTAGGCGTCGACCAGGTTGGCCGGGTACGACTCGCGCAGCGAAGGGATGTAGTCCTTCGGCAGGTTCTTGGCGTTCTGCCGCGTGCTGGCATGGACGATGCCATACAGCGGGCGCTGGCTTGGGTTTGCGGCCAGTTCCTTGACGAACTTGCGATATACCCAATTGAACCCCTCCGGCGTGGTCGTCACGTCGATGGTGTTCTCTCCACGCGTCGGCCAGACGGTCGACATACGGGCGATGATCTTTTTCCAGGCGCTGTCGGCCTTTTTGATCGGCATGCAGTCGATTTCGTCGACCAGTGCGTGCGCGATGTTGAAGCCCACGATCCGACCAGGGTGCTCCATGCTCTTGCAGACGATCGTCGACAGGCAGCGGCCTTTCGAGTCGCGAAGATGCACCCGCTTGTTGCTCGGCACGATGTCGGCGAACAGCCCGAAGGCCTCAGCAACACCCGGTATCGTGTCGTAGAAGATGTCGGCGATCTGCGGATAGGTCGGTGCGAAGTAGCCCTGCGGAATGCCAGGGTGCTCCAGTGCGTTGATACACAGCCGCACGCAGCCTACGAACGTCTTCCCGCTTCGATACCCGCCGACGAACGCAGAGAACTTCTTCGGGTGGCTGATGAACTCGAACTGCGGCTTATTCAGCTTCAGGGTCGCTTGCATCTTCCACCCCGATGATGACTTGCTTGGGTTCAGGCAGGCCTTGATTCGGGTCTTCCAGTTCGCGGCGCAGCTTCTCGTTCGCTAGGCGCTTGCCTTCAAGGTCAAGCTCGTGAACGTCCCAGCCCTGCAGCTTGGCTAGCTGCTGAATCGCCTGAAGCGGCGAATGGGTCTTGATCTTGATCCCGTCTCGTCCAGCGGACAGCTCAGATATCGCCGCCAGCTTCTTCGGGTCTTGCAGGACAGAGTCGCGGATCTTCCAAGAGGTCTGGATGATCGGCTGACCATCCTGCTCGCCAAGCTCATACGCGCCGAACTCGACCAGGTCGGATAGATCGGTGCGGGCGAAGGTCGAAAGGCGCTCCAGGGCCTCCTGCCGACTCATTACTGAGGCCGTTTCAGCCTTGGCGCGGAGCTGTTCAATCCTAACCCTGACATCACCCTTAGCCATCAATGCGCTGGCCTTGTTGTGAATCACGTTAGGGCTCATGTTCTCGGCGTTGTACGAACGCCTGTATGCCTCGCTGGCATTGCCTGTCTCAAAGTAGGCAAGCGCGAAGGCTTCCTGCTTCTGAGTCAGGGCCATAGGTCACTCCGGGTATAGGGTGCTCTCGATAATCACTTGCTCAGCGCACCGGAGCAGGCCGAGCAGCGCCAGGTCTTCGCCTTTGCCGCCCATGCCGTATGTGTCGATCTCTCCGTCTGGACCCATCGTTACGAGAATGCCAACGTCACAGCGCGGCACCTCGCCCGACTCCATCTGGTCGGCAATGGTGCGGAGGGTCTTGATCGCGTCTCGCCAGCCTTCACGCTTGAACTCAACAACCTTTGGCTTATCGCTCATGCGCTACTCCGGTTACTTGATGCATCCACTCCTCCACGATCCGCTGCAACACGGGCTCGGTCAGGATGCTGGATGGCTGCCTTCCGGCTATTACGTCCCGAAGGAGGCTGTGCGGTATCTGGTGCACTGCGTCAGACGCATCGATGATGACGTGCGGCTGCCTGTCGGTTAGATCGACGACGTTTTGCATGGGCGCGCTCTCGGTTTACTGCCTTCCACGCCTCCATCCCCACCATCAGGCATACGCATAGAGCGATGCGCAGTAGCAGGAGGATGGCGTGTAGGCGTTTCACTGTCGGCGCCTGCGTTCGTGCCCATCCCATTCGATGGGGTGACGCAGCACCTTGCTCATGTTCCCGCCGCAGCGCATTAGCGAGGCAGCGAGGACGGCCAGTAGCAGGACCAGTGGCCACGCCTGATAGGGAATGCGCAGATCGCCCGCAATGATGTAGATCGCAGTCGCACCGCAGCAGGCCATGATCAGCGCGGCCATGACTGACACGTCACGCCGGAACCGGGCATCGCCTCTCTGGTAGGTGAACAGGCGAACGAACATCACCAGGCAGAGGATCAGGGTTGCGTAGGTCAGAGAGTTAGCCATCTAAGCCACCATCGATGGGCGAGCGCCCTTTGCGCTTTAGGGCTGCTAGGGAAATCGTTACCACCATCAGCGATGCGCCGAATGCTGCAGGCGCTGGCATTGTGAATGGCTTGATGCCCCATGCTTCGATACCAGTGATCGCGGGTGCCAGTAGGTAGCCCATCACGAACGAGATCAGGAAGTAGGCAAGGCGCTCTGGCATCTGCAGTTCTTTGGAGCTGATGAAGTAGATCACCGAGCCACACAGCGAGCCGACAGCAGCAGCGCTATCCACTCCAGCGAGCACGCCGGCAATGCCTGCCCCGAACGCGCCGGCAACTGCGATACCGGTAGAAGTCGGTTCAGCCATAGGGAATGTCCTGGGTGTTTACGAATAGGTCCGGCCGCTCTTGCTCATGCCGTCAGCTCGGAGCTATGAGGGAGAGGCAAGGCGGCCAGATTGAAAGATCCCGATTCCCCCAGCGTCCTAGGGGCGATACTCGTTACCGAGTCGCGCAGTGTGCTGCGTGTGGCGCGTAGCCGATCGCAAGCAGGCCGGGAATAGGGTTGGGCGCATGGTGGCGAGCCATTCAAACGGCCTTTAGCGCCCGAAACTGAGGCACAAAAAAGCCCGACTCGATGGCCGGGCTTCTTCTGAAGCGGTAAAACCGCAATTTGTGCCAGATTGCCAGATCGGCGTTAACACGTCAACAGGCACGACATGTAAATTAAGCCGCTATTCGTCGATCAAATTCCGACTCAACGTAACCGTGCACACGGCTCAGCATGTCCTTCACCTGGTGGCGGGATTTGCCAAGCTGCTTGCCGATCTGCTCCATGGTGCGGTTGTGGCAGTAGTACAGGTGCACGGCCTCGGATGCTTCTGGATAGCGCTGCTGCAGGCGGGCCACTACGGCCGATACCGTCTCTGCCTCTTCATCGGTGATCGCAGCATCTGGCGCGTGGGTGCTGGGCACGTTGTCGCGCATGATGGCCAGCATCGGTGAGACGTACCGTGGCACGCCTGTCTTCTGCCATACCCAGATGCCCCATTGGGTCAAAAGCTCTTCGGCGCTCTTCATGCTGCTGCTCCCCGTGCTGCTGCCGCATCGCGGCGAAAGAAGGTACCGCCGACGCAGTGAATGAGCGTCCGCTTGCCGTTGGCGTAGGTGATGTCGTGAGAATGGGTCCAGCTGCTCAGCGATCCGGCGTTGTAGCCCATGTTCATTTGCGAGCTGGTCCCGACCGAGTGAGCGCCGTCGATGATCCGCGCGCCGTGACCGTGACCGTGGGTGACCTTGGCCCCTACGGTGGCGAATGCCTGCGTGCTGCCGCGGGCGCCGTTCGGGCCGCGGTGCCCGTGGTTGCTGAAGTCGATCCCGAAGCGCATGAACGACTCGTCAGGCCGCAGCCACTTGAGCCGATCGCCACGCTCCATCAGGCAGTCCATCCAGTACCGGAACGGGTCGCAGTAATCACCGTCAGCGATGGCCTTGAGCATGACGGCCTTGGTCTCGTGGAAGACGATGGCGTTCTCAAGGTCGTTGGCGTTCTCGGCCTTCTCGAGCCACTGAGTGAAGTGGTCGTGATGGTTTGAGTTGACCATGATTGTCTGATCGGCAAACGAGGCTAGGTCATCGACGTGGCGCGCGGTCTTCTTCAGCTCATGCAGCACGCTCGAGGTGCCCTCTACGTGGCGGCGGAACTTCTCAAAGAACTTGCTGTGATGGCTGGCCGATCCGAAGTTCAGCACGTCATGCAGAACCAGGTGCTTCGGCTGGATCAGCGCGGCAAGGGCTCTGGTTGCCTCCGTAACGCTCGGGTCGGCCATCTCTGCATGGATGTCGCCCATCGTCAGCACTTCAGCGCGTGGCGCCTTTTCAGGCCCTTTGACGGTGTACTTCGTGTCGAGGTCGATGAAGCTGCCATCCTTCATCGGGCAGATATGGCGGATGTGGTTGCGCGGGCCGTCCACCTCGACGACTACCGCGCCGAGCGTGTGGTGGAACTCGCCCTTCTTGCCGGCGTTGGTGTCGCTGTACTGCTCAACGGTGCAGGCGCCAGTGGTCAGTACCAGCTTGGCCGGATCACCCATGCGGGTAGCGACAGACTCGAGCGCGATCTTGGTGTGCCCCAGGATGGCAGAGTCACGTCCGGAGACGGTCAGCCAGCCTTGCAGCGGTTTGACCGCCGTCGGCTGGATCTTGATATCCGCCAGCACGACCAGCCCGGGGGCAATCTTGGTCCGCTCGTGAGTGATGTACGGCAACAGGCGGGCATCCCACCAGTCGTCATCGGCCACTTCATCCCGGCGAGTCGGGTTCTTGTAGCGCATGGGGATCACGATCAGCCGGGCGCCACGCAGGGAGCAATACAGCTGCAGCGTCTTGAGGAATGCCGAGTGCGCCTTTGTAGCGTTCACGGCTGCGGTGATGACGTAGGTCTCGGCCTTCCCTTCCAGCTCCGGCATATCAATGCCGCGCTTCTCGTTGTAGATGTGCCCGCATCCGGTGCAGCACAGGCGGCGATTGGTGCCGCGGTATGAGTGAAGTCGGCTGCCTGTGTTCAGGCACTTCGGACATGCGAGCATTAAGCGGCCTCCCCCGAGGTGTACTTCATGATGCGAACGCGAACGGCGCCGCCTGAGACTGTTTCGTCGCTTACGCTGAGCTGTGTAACGAAACGGTTGTCATCGATGCCTAGCGCGTCGGCTAGGCCGTCTCTGCCCGCTTTGAAGGCTGCGAGCATGTTGTCGTCGTCCCGCTTGCGCCGGTCGGGCGGCAGGAACTCGATTGCCAGCAGTGCGCGACCTTCCGGCATGACCATTCCGGCCGCCTTGCACAGCAGATGGCAGTCAGCGCGGTACTTCTTGGCTATCGGCGCCTTGGCCCGCCAGTGCTTGCGCGAGTTCGGGCTGAGTTCCTTCGGCGGCCAGGGCAGCAGGACTTCGGTCATCTAGGCTTCCTCGCTACCAGCCAAGCCGTTACGGCATCCCGCACATGCTCCGGCACAGCCGCCAGAAGCTCCCGCCCCCTTGCCTGCCGCGCCCCGCCCTGTAGCCCCTTGAGCTTGTGCTGGATCAGGTAGCCGATCTTGCTGGCTTCGATCAGATGCCGCTCCGTCGCTGGCAATAAAGCCAAATTCTGTGAGCCATTCCCTGCCAACGCCGTCGTAGTGCTCGCCGTCATTTCCGTTCTGTCCTATCACGTCGATTCGAGAGAGCTTCATGCGATCTCTGCCTTTTCTTCGGGGTCGCGGCAGTCGAGGGTGTTCTGCTGGCCGAAATCTGGCGGCAGGCGGTCCTCGGCCAACTTCGCGTAGCCCTGGATGTCGTGCCAGTTGTCGGCGTAGTTCGGGTCGCCGGAGAGGATGCGGCCAACCTTGTCCGCGATGACCTCGAGCGACTGCTTCTGCACATCGGTCAGGCGGTCCCAGCCGGCCTCGGCACACATGGTGCGCTTCAGGTTCTGGCAGATGCGGGCGTGGTCGGTGAAGTCGCCGTAACGGCTGCCGCGCTCGGCCAGGGTTTGTGCGAGTTTGTTTGCGTCAGTCATTGCGGCTTCCTCGTTGCTCTGTTGTTTGCGATCAGGGGTATCTGTCCGGGCTTTAGCGGCCAGGGGTGTTCCTTACGGCAGTCGTGGCAGTACAGGGTCTGCTCAGGGCTGTAGCCGGTGGTCTTGTGGGTGGCGTCTACGGGGCAGGTCTTCATGCGGCCACCTCGATACCAAGCAGGCGCCGAACCTGAGCAAGCAGCTCGCGCTCGGTGCCGTACTTCGCCTCCCAGGTCTTTTGCCCGGCATGAATTGCAACGCCGTGGCCGCCGGTCTGGTGATGCGCGCCGCAGAGCGGGATGACCTCGAAGTGGCTTGCCCGCTGGCTCATGCCCTGACCAGCACGAATGTGATGGCAGGCGGCCGGAGACTCGCCGTAGCCGAGGTTCCGGCAGACGATGCAGCCCAAGGCGGCAACCCGGGACAGGTGGGTGCTCTCGGCCTTGGTCATGCTGCCTCCCCGAAATCGCGCTGCATCCGCATGTACTCGCTGTCCTCGGGATGCGAGAGGTAGATGCCGTGCTCCATAGCCCACTTGTCGACGCAGGTCATGAAGGCGTTCATCTCGCCTTTGTCGAGGTCACTGGTGTGGCGCAGCTCTGAGCGCTTGGTGATCTCCCCCGTCCGCAGGTCGATATCCTCGATTTCCTCCTCGCCGAGGAAGGTCTGCTTCAGGTTCCGCTTCATGTTCACTTCATTCATGGCGGCGCCTGTGGCAAAGGTCGTCTTCCCCATCGAGACGAAGAACGCCGCGATCTCTGCGCACCACTTATGGAAAAGGGAGTTCTGCGGAAGCGATCGACTGGCGCCGGTGATGGTCACCGTGCAAGGGAAGCCCTTTGCACGGATCGCTGCGTTGACCTGGGAGAGCTCGCCGATATGAGAGACGCGGATCTTCTCAGCCATTTACGCGGCCTCCCTGCTCAGCAAGCATGGAGAATGCTGCCGCTGCCACTCGTGGAACTTGGCCATTTCCAAGGGCTTTAAGTCGGTCCAGCCGATTGGCCATCCCATTAACCACTCGACCCAGTCCGGGTTCAGCTGGCCACTGGCTAGCTCTGGCTGCTCCTTCCTGACCCAGTTTCTGCTTCCGCCCCACTCCTGCATGGTCCCGCCCGACTTTGGGCTGCCGGCAGTTGGCGTCGGCCACATCTTCGCAGCGGTGCTCAAGCCTAGGCCGGCCGTCTTGCTCGCCCCAGGACGGTTGTGATTCCCGTGCACAGTCGGTGTTGGCCACAAGCCACAGTCGATCGCGCTGATGGGGCGCTCCGCAGTCGGATGCTGATAAACGAAGCCACTGCGCGTCATACCCCAGCTCGGCAAGGTCACCGAGGACCACGGCAAGGCCTCTTCCCACAAGCAGCGGTGAGTTCTCCACGAAGACGAGTCGAGGTCGTACTTCGCCGATGATTCTTGCCATTTGCCGCCATAGGCCCGAACGCTCGCCATCGATCCCGGCCCCATTTCCGGCAAGGGATATGTCCTGACACGGGAATCCGCCCGAAACCACGTCAACAAGGCCTCGCCACGGCCTTCCGTCAAAACTGCACACGTCAGACCAAATCGGGAAAGCTGGGAGGCATCCATCGTTTTGTCGTTGCGCCAGAACTTGTGCTGCGTAGGCATCACGCTCAACGGCGCATACGGTGCGCCATCCCAGGAGGTGGCCGCCGAGAATTCCTCCACCAGCGCCCGCGAAAAGAGCCAGCTCATTCATACGGCCCTCGCTTCACGGATGGACTGGCACTCAACGCAGCACACCGCGGACGGGTAGGCCTTGCGGCGCGCTGCCGGGATCTCCTCGCCACATTCCTCGCATTCCTCAGCGCCCTGCCCCTGCAGCCTGGCCTGTACCATCGCAACGCCACCGATACGATCCGCTTCCTCTAGGCCAGAGGCGCGGTCTGTTACGTCGGGGGCTGTGCGGGCCTGGTGGAAGGCTTCGGTGATTTCCATGTAGTCGGTCATCGTTTAGCTCCTACGCCGCGCTGGGTGCTTCCGTCAGCACAGACGACGCGATGGTCATTGCCGCGGGATAGGCCTATGCCGGTCGCGGTGGTTTTTCGTATCTGGTAGCCCTGGCGCTGCAGGAGCTGGATGGCGTGCTGCTGGAGGGCGGTCATGCTGCTTTCTCCTGAGCACGCCAGACGGCGGCGCGCTGAGCAAATAGGCCGAGGGCGTGCTCTGCCCGGCTCTTGGTTCTGTGCTGCTCAACCTTCGCGGCATTGAGCGGCGCATGGATTTCGCGCTTGTAGCGCTCGAGCTGCTCGCGCGATTGCATGCCCTGGATGACCTCAACGAGCACATCGCCAAGCAGTGAACATGCGGGGCGCTCGCGACGGTGGCCGGCGCGCAGGTAAGCGGAATAGGTCTGGCTGTCGAGGTACTGGCGGACGATGTCGCCGAGCTCTGCGGTTGAATAGGCAACGCAGTGGCCTTCCGGCTCGTAGCTGACCATTCCGTGATAGAGCTCGCCGCCGAGGATCTCCATGTCGCCGAAGCCGAACAGCACCGGACATGCAGTCTTTAGCTCGACGTCGCGCGCCTTTTCTTTCTCGACATCGGATGGCGAAGCGCCCTTGACTTCCAGGTACACGCCAGCGGCCGGGATGAAGAAGTCAGGCACGTACCAGCCGTGGCGAGTGGTGAAGACCTCGGGCTCGTATACCCAGCCGATCGACAGGGCATCCATAATCGACGCCCAACGAGTTTCGGAATGGGAGCGCATTTCGTAGCCGCCGTGGCGGAAGATGGTCTGCTTGCTGCGCATCACCAGTCCTCCTTGCTTTCGGCTTCCGGCCGGCAGTAATTCGCGAGCGGAACGAATCGCGACTTATCGCCCTGGAAGGCCGTGCGGACGGTACCGATCTTCCCGTCACGGTTCTTGCGGATCAGGATCTCGCCGATTCCGGCGTCAGGCGTGTTCGGGTGATAAACCTCGTCCCGGTACACGAACATCACAATGTCGGCGTCCTGCTCGATGGCGCCGGACTCGCGCAGGTCGGACAGCACCGGGCGCTTGTCGGGGCGTGACTCGCAACCGCGGTTGAGCTGCGACAGAACCATCACAGGGCAGCCAATCTCGCGAGCCAGTAGCTTGATCTGGCGGGACATAGCCGTTACGTCCTCGACGCGGTTGCCGCCATCGCCTTCAACCAGGCCCAGGTAGTCGATGACGATCAAAGCCATTCCGCCCATGCGGTGCTTCTGCCGGCGGGCGATTGCGCGAATGCGCGGCATGGTCATCACGGGCACATCGGACACTGTGATCGGTGCGTCACGGAGCTTCAGTGCGGCGGCGGCGAGCTCCATCGAGTACTCGTGCGTGCAAGTACCATCCTTGAGACCTGGCAGCGGGATACCACCGACCGCGGCAAGCAGACGATCCATGAGCTGCTCTTTGCTCATCTCCAGCGAGATGACGAGGACCGGCTTGCGCTGCTCTACCGCGACCTCGGCAGCGATGTTCATAGCAAAGGTCGTCTTGCCCATGGCCGGGCGACCCGCAACGACGATCATCTGGCCTGACTTCATGCCCTGGACGCTTCCATCCAGATCAGGGATGCCAGTCGACAGGCCGTCGATCGTCACGCCGGCGATGCTTCGATCATGGCGCGCCTGCAGGATCTCGATGTGGTTAGCCAGGATGTCGCCGACCAGTTGGCACTCCCCATCCGTGCCAGACAGATCAAGGCCGAGCGCTAGCGCCTGGGCTTGTGCGATCTTGTCCTCGACACTGGCCTGCTCATGCGCCACTTCGGTGATGCGGGCGCCGGCGTCTGCGATCTGGCGCGCAATGGCACGGTCGCGAACAATTGCGGCGTAGGTCTTGGCGTTGGCTGCGCTCGGGGTGTTCTTCTGGATCTCGGCGGCATAGACCAGAGTCATCTGGTCGTTCGAGAGTGTTCCGCGGCGGTCGGCCAGCGTAATGATGTCGACAGGCTTGCCTTCGTCGTGCAGCGCGAGAATCAGGCGATACAGGTCCGCGTTCTCGGGATAGGCAAAGGCGTCTGCAGACAGACCTTCCGAGATGACATCGATCAGGTGCGGCTGAATCAGCATGGCGCCAATGACGCCGTGTTCAGCTTCCAGGCTATGGAGCTCGATCATGCTTGCTCCTCCAGCTGGCGGAAGACGGCACGCGAGCAGATGATCTCCAGACGCGGGGCAACGTTGGCGCCGCGGTAGTAGACCTGGCTCAGGCGGTTGGCCTTGTCGAAGATGGTTTTCCAGAACTGGCTGTTCTGATGAGTTTCCGCTTCGGTCCAGCGCTCAACGATCAGGCTGCGCAGCGTCTTGTCGGATGCCACAGCGACCTTCGGCAGGTTAGGGCAAACGCGCTGGTACAGATCGATGATCTTGTCGACCGGCACGCCGGCCTCGTTCACGGTGCCGGCCGCCTTGCGGTGCGCTCGGGCCAGCCAGTTCACCAGGAAGCGGCGCCAGTCCTTTTTCGGCTTGGCACCAGAAGCCCAGGCGGCGGCGCGAACGATCTCAGTCTCGACGTCAACCGGTGCGTAGGCTTTCGCCCACTTGGTGATCAGGTCAGAGCTGACCTGGAAGTCCTCGCCGTTGAACGAAACCCCAGAATCTTTCTCGACCTGGGCGGGCTCGCCCCCTTGGGGGGCAGTAATCTGTTCCGAAGGAACAGTTACTAGGGGTTCTTTCTTTGTATAAAGAAGGGAAGTTGCCGTTTTGGTCTCACTCGCATCGGTGACGAGTGAGACGATTTGTGCTGAGTGAGACGATTTGGTCTCACTGAGACGGGCTTTCTTGTCTTCGTAGAAGGACCACTCGGAGACCGGAGAAACACCCAGCTCACCGCGGCTACCACCAACACGGAAGATGATCCGGCGCTCGAGCAGGTGACTGATCGCCTTCGATACGACATCGCGGCGCATGTTGGTCAGCTTGCCGATCTCGTCAGCAGAGAGACGCTTGCTCTCGACGTTGTAGCCGATGGTCTGGCGGGCGATAGCCATCACGACGCGGAACTCACGAGCCGGCAGATCAACTGCAGCCAGAGCCTCCATGATGCTGTTGTCCATCCGGGTGAACCCCCGTTGGGTGTTGCCAATCTGAATAACGTTTGTCATGATTCGTCCTGTGTGTTGTTGCTGTTGAAGAACCCGGGCCGTCATCCCGGGTTTTTTATTGCCTGCAGTTCCGGGTGCTGGATAAATCCTCACCCTCCCCGCTTCGCTTACCTGTCGTGCCTGGTGGCCATAAGATGGCAACCATGGAAACCACTGACAGGGATGTCTCTTATGCCGCTTCGCTCGAACGCACAGATGAAGGTGGAAACACCTTGTCCAAGGTGCAGCGCACGCCGAGCTGATTCAGTGCCTTGACGATGAGGCGCGCGTCTTCCAGCTTCAGGGGGCGAGCCCCCGACTCGTAATTGGCCAGACGGGATTGCTTCCAATTGAGCTTCCGGTGCAGGGCCGCCTGGGTGATCCCGGCCGCCTCTCGTAGCTCGGCGATTCGGTTCATTGCCGTACTCCTGTGATCAATGCGCATAGGATAAACACATATCGTGTTATTAGCAAACACAAAGAGTGAGCGCAACATATTTCACAGCGTGATTAAAATCAGCGCCATGAAGACACTTGGCGCTCGTATCGCTCACTACAGAAACCGCGCAGGCATGTCACAGGCGGCTCTTGCCAAGGCATGCAAATGGGCTTCCCAGTCACGCGTTGGAAACTACGAAAAGGACACGCGCGAGCCGTCCTTGGATGACATCGCTCTGATGGCGGGCGTGCTTCGCATCCCAAAGGAGTGGCTGCTACTTGGTGAGGGCGACACACAGATCGACCTAGACGACGCCAGCAACGTCGAGCAAGGCCCGCCAATCGTCAGCCCGTACCGCGCTATCCCTATCGTCGGCACTGCACAGATGGGTGCCGAGGGCTATTGGTATGCCCTGGAAGAAGGGGAAGGCGTCGTTGACGTGCCATCCAAAGACCCGGGCGCCTACGCCCTGCGCCTGCGCGGTGATTCGATGGCTCCTGCTATCCGTTCTGGCTGGATCGCGGTCTGTGAGCCAAACGGAAGGCTTGTGCCTGGCGAGTACGTGATGATCCGGCTAGTCGACGGCGAATGCATGCTCAAGGAGCTGCTGTACGCCAACGACGTAGAGGTCAGCGTGATGTCGCTAAACCCCGCCTACAGCCGGCGCACGATTCCGATGGAACAGATTGAGCAGATGCACTACGTGGGCCACATCGTGGCGCCGAGCAAGATTAGGGTTTAACGAAAAAAGCCGAGGACGGCCGGGGCAGTTCTAGATGTATATCTTCTACATGGATGATTCCGGCGAAGGCGGAAACCATATGTTCACGGCGCTTGGCGTCGAAGATAAGCATTGGCGACAGGTTTTCCAGCAGGTTGTTCGCTACAGGAAAGAGATCAACCAGCGCGCAGGCATCTACATGAACAAAGAGTTGCATGCGACGAAGTTTGTATCCGGTCGCGGGCGACCATCAAAGACGCACCTCGACAAGCAGATGCGAGAACGGATTTTTCGCTACAGCTTGAGGGTGCTTGCGGCTATTGGCCCTGAGAAAATCTGCCTCTTCAATGTGGTCAACCGGAATCAACAGTGGGCTTACGAGCGCCTACTGAACCGAATTAACCGCACCATGGAAGCCAGAGATAGCTACGCCGTCATCATCAGCGATGAGGGCAAAGAGGCTGAGTACACAAAGCTCGTGCGCAAGATGGGACACTTCAACCCAATCCCAAGTAAGTTCGGTACCTGGGAGGGCACGGATGCGCAAAGCAAGAACATCCCAATCCAGAGAATTCTAGAAGATCCGGTGTTCCGCAACTCCGAAGCTTCTTACTTCATCCAGCTTGTTGACTTCTGCGCCTACGCCTTGCTGCGCAAGGAAATCCCGTTGGCAGCCAGGCCAGAACTGTCAACTGCGTTCGAATTGCTAGAGCCGATATGCTTCAAAGGCGCTAATCGAAACGACCAGTTCGGGATTATCCGATAGCGGAAAAAACAAAGGCCTCCGAAGAGGCCTTGTAGCTCGCGTCAGAGACACGAGGGCTGTAATGGGGGCAGAACCTACCCCGACCTTCATCGGCTCAGTCCCGCAAAGCAAATATAGGGCAACCTCTAGCTGAATGCAATTGGATAGACAGCCCCGCACCACGCGGGGCTTTTTGTATCTGCAAAACCCCTCTCCTACTTAGGTCTGAGCCACTTCTTTACATGTGGCAACCGGCCACCATCTTTCCTCTTGCCCGGTGAAACCCTCACAATTACTGTGTGGATATCCAGCAGTAAGGAGGACCACAATGAATCGGATGCAACCTCACGCCATCACGCACCACTGCCAGGCATCGACCTATAGCCGCTTGGTGCGGCGCGTGAACTTGGCCCTAGCAGCCCCCACCGCGCAGCGCGAGCGCCAAGCCAACCTCCGGCCGGGTCCGAATGATCGACCTGAAGACTGGGAGCGCCTTCTCGAAGAGATCGAACAGGCAGACAACGTGACCATGCGCCGAAGGCCAGATGGAAGCGTTCACGTCATCTGGACCGGATCAGAACACTGACACCCTAGCCCGCCGTTGCGCGGGCTTTTCTTTGCCCGTGATTAAAATAATCACATCACGTGTTGACAGCATAAACACAATGCGTGATTATTCACCCATCGAAGCGAAACACAGCGACGACAGGCCGAGAGGCCTCGGGGCAACCCGAAACGCTCTTTAAAACTGAAGCGCAACAACCAAACAGACCGCATTGCCTCTGCTGGCGACCGGCGATCAGACAGCCCCGAAAGGCTGCCCACGCGAGGAACAACCTCGACGGCTGACGATGGCATAGCCAGAACCGTGCGAATGACCCAGCACGCAATGCAAGGCGCCTAGATCCCCAGGGCGTGTAAGGGGAGTGACTTTCACTGATGCCCGTTGGAGACAGCGGGCATTGGGAAAGCAGCAAGACCCAAACCAAGGAGAACCACGATGGACACGATCCAAATTGATGGTTGGCAAGGACGCCTCGGCAAAGGCCTGGCACCGCGCCAGTTGCTGGCCGTTCTCTGGGCAGCAACAGACAAGACGGCAAAGGAAATCGCACGGCTGATGGACTGCAGCCACTACACCGTCAAGCAGCAGCTGGACGACGCCCGTTTCAAGCTGGGTAACCAGCGCACAACACGCGGCCTCTGCCTTGAAGCCATGCGCCGGGGAATCATCGCTCCCCTGGTGCTGGCGTTATTGGTAGGCGGAGAGCACGCACAGGTGCGCCCGATACGCCGCCCAGACGCGCCCAGGACGCAGCTAGTAGTCAGGGCTCAGCGCCTTGACGAAGCCCAGCTAGCCGCATAGCGCGCAACGGAGAACGAACTGTCAAGGAATCCTTGGTAGTTCAAACGGAACATTCACTTCTGGCCATTCGCAAGAGTGGCCAGCGGGAAGACAACCAACGAGGCATCACACATGAGCACTCACGCAGTAATGCTTGAAATGCGCCGCAAGAAGACGAGCCATATCTTCCACCTGATCTTCAGCATCCTGACTGGCGGATTGTGGATCGTGATCTGGCTGCTTTGCGCGCTTAGCAACAGCCTGGAGAACAGGAAGCTTGACCAGCAGATTGACCGGCTGCTGATAGCCGAGTCGAACACTCATCGTTAGGCCCGGCAGCTCGCAACCGAAACGAACTACTGAGGATTCCTTAGCAGTTCAAGGAGGCACGTATGAAGCCCACCAAGCAACCCGCGCCACCCCGCCCCGCCCTATCGCTAGTACCCAAGGACAGGAGCACAGAGCAGTTCCCGTATGGAAGACAGGCGGTAGGCCAGCGCGCCGATCTGCCGTTTACGGTGGGGCGCTGATATGCCCACCCATCAGCACATAGGAGGATGAGATGAGCGAATGGATAAGCGTTGAGGCTCAGCTAAAGCCGCCCGGTCGCTCGGTGATCTTGGTGGCGGTGAGTTTTGTTCGCTACGGAGAGCATGAAGACGGGACGCTAGACGAGTTCCACGGCTGGGCGGTAACCGAAGGCCAGTATGTGCCTGTGCACGGCGAGCTTGGCGACTACTTCGAAAGCTTCAGCAGTCCGCACGGCGACCGCGAGTACATCACCCACTGGCAGCCATTACCCGCGCCCCCGAGCACGCCATGCTAACCGGCCCCGAAGTCCTGATCCTCTGCGCCATCCTCGCAGCGCTGTGCATGTGGGATTGGTGGAGAAGGAATTGGAAAGGAGGCGAGTGATGCCATTGCTACGCGACGAGATACGAACAGCGCGCAAGGCACACCCTTGCGGCGCTTACTACTGGTTCGATCGAAGCTGTTACGGCGAGCAGGATGTCGAGCCGGAGGACTGGAAAACGATTGAAGCAGTTCGCGCAGATGGCTGCCAAATCCTGCCGGGCATGCAGTACATCTATCAGGTCAGCGTAGATGGCGACGGATTTGGCGAGTTTCGGGCAAGGCATGACATGGACGACATTTGCCGCAAGTACGATCTCTATCCGGAAGATTAACCCGCACCAAATAACCCCCTCCTGAGCCAGCCAGGCCAGACCCCCAGGTCTGCGATAACCGTACGGCGCGCGGTGCTGGTAGCGCCATGACCATCAGCTGGAGCCGATCCGGCGTCACGGAAGACAACTCCTGCCTAGCGCCTGCCGGGAATCGGTAGCAGGCATTCATTCCATCGCCCATCCGGGCAACCGAGGTATCCACCGTCAACTACCCCGGCCTGAAGGCCGGAGCTTGCGGATAGCAGGCTGGGTTGACCAGGGAAAGCCGTAACCAGCCGGCTGCGTGTGCAACAGGTCGAACCGACCCACCCCGGAATGCTTCCTCAGTTCCGGGCACTGGAAGGCCGGGATCATGCTGGCGAAAGGTAAAGCGCCGAAGGTTCCGGTCGCCGCGCAAGCGGGAGCCGGTTGCACACCTTCCCGAGGGGAGCGAGGGCGCAAGCCCTCCGTCACCAGGCCCGTAAGGGCACGAACAAACCGGAGGATCGCTCATGGCGGTCTATGTGCTGGACAAGACTGGAAAACCGCTGATGCCGTGCAGCGAGAAGCGCGCCCGGCTGCTGCTGGAGCGCGGACGTGCCCGCGTCCACCGGCTTGCGCCGCTGGTAATCCGCCTGGTGGATCGCCGGCTGGCCGACAGTGCCGTGCAGCCGCTGACGCTCAAGCTCGATCCGGGCAGCCGCTTCACCGGCATGGCCCTGGTGCGCGAGCGCCAGAAGCGGGTATCGGTGCTGTCGCTGCTGGAGCTGGTTCACCGGGGCGCGGCCATCCGCAAGGCGCTGGAGCAGCGAGCGGGCTTCCGCCGCCGCCGCCGCAGCCAGAACCTGCGCCATCGCGCCCCGCGCTTCAACAACCGCACCCGGCCAGCCGGCTGGCTGGCACCCAGCCTGCGCCATCGGCTGGATACCACGCTGAGCTGGGTCGCCCGCATTCGCCGCTGGGCACCGATCACCGCCCTGGCCGTCGAGCGGGTGAAGTTTGACCCGCAGGCGATGCAGAGCCCGGAGATCAGCGGGCTGGAGTACCAGCAGGGCGAACTGGCCGGCTACACCGTGCGCGAGTACCTGCTGGAGAAGTGGTCACGCCGCTGCGCCTACTGCGCGGCGGAAAACGTCCCGCTGGAGATCGAGCACATCATCCCCCGCAGCAACGGCGGCAGTGACCGGGTGAGCAACCTGACCCTGGCCTGCCGGCCATGCAATCAGCGCAAAGGGAATCGTCCGATTGAGGCGTTCCTGAAGGACCAGCCCGAGCTGCTGGCCCGGATCACGGCCAGGGCCAAGACCCCGCTGCACGATGCGGCGGCAGTCAATGCCACGCGCAACGCGCTGTTTTCCGCCCTGCTGAATACCGGCCTGCCGGTAGCGACCGGCAGCGGGGCACAGACCAAGTACAACCGTCGCCGGCTGGGCATCCCGAAAACCCATGCGCTCGATGCGGTGTGCGTCGGCGAGGTGGAGGCGGTGTCCGGCTGGCAACGGCCCACGCTGTCGATCAAGGCCACGGGGCGTGGCGAGTACCAGCGCACGCGCCTCACCGCGCACGGTTTCCCACGCGGCTACCTGACCCGGCAGAAGCGCCACTTCGGCTTCCAGACCGGCGATCAGGTCAAGGCCTCGGTGCCGGGCGGCAAGAAGGCCGGCATCCACCGGGGCCGTGTCGCGGTGCGCCAGAGCGGCAGCTTCAACATCCAGACCCCGGCAGGTGTGGTACAGGGAATCTCCCACCGCCACTGCATCCTGATCCAGCGCGCTGATGGCTACGCCTACGCGCAGAACCCAACCCTCGATAGCGCCCAACCTCAGCAGGAGGCAGCGAGAACAGGGGCACGCTGAGCGTGCCGCGCTATCCCTACCCGGCATGAATGCCGGGGTTTCTCGCGCAGAATCTGATGAAGCACTACGGACCCATAGGGCGCCGCGAACAGCCGTGCCCGGATGACAGCGAATCGCTCGAAGACGCGATCAACGAGCAGCTGAAAGACCACGACGAAGCAACCGTCTCCGCCTTCATCGGCTACTGCGATGACCGGATCGACGACTTCCTCAAGCACGAGGCCAACCGGCGCCGCGAACACGCCGAAGAGATCAAGCGGGAGGCAGCATGAAGCCTGAAGAAACCATCAAGCAGCACTTCCGCCTGATGCGGCAAGCCAGCTCGCAGGCCTTTGCCGACTACCACGCCAACGTCCTGTACGGCTACCTGCTGGGGATACGCGAGACGGGCCAGATCAGTGCGGCGATGTTCTGCAGGCTCCACGGCATCGTCCAGAAGGCCTGGGGCATGAAAGTTGATCGCATCTATGGATTCAGGAGGGCGGCATGAGCAAGGAAGTGGAGCGGTACGACGCACAGAAACTCAAGCCTTGGAGCGACGAAACAGGCGAAGGGTTTTGTGTGGTTGAGGCTAGAGACTACGAAGCCCTCCTCGCTGAGCGGGATGCGCTGGAGAAGGATGCCGAGCGCATGGCATTTATCGAAGAGCATCCGAATTGGCTGCGGAAACACAAGAAGCATTGGCAGTGCGTTAACCCATTCACCAACTACGAATATCCGGTTTTCAAGACTGCGCGTGAAGCAGTCGACGCCGCCCTGCAAGGAGAGCAGCCATGAACGCCTACGTCCTCAAGGAGCTGGCCGGTGCCCTATGCATCACCGTAGCCGGATCGCTTATCGGAACTCTCGCCTACGTGGCGTTATTGGGGGGTGTGTGATGGCTAGCCAAAGACAACGAGCCCTTCGCTACGCATGGTGGCGGGGCTTCGCAGTGACCCTTGCACTACTCACCGGCTGGGCTCTCGCTCACGGCCTTGCAGATCGAATCACCAACGGGGCGCCGTTATGAGCAATCAGATGAAAGGGATCGACTGGAGCAAGGCGCCCCACGGGGCGACGCATTACAGGAAGGACTCAGCACTTCCATGGCGGATGCTGGAAGACGGCGAGTGGTATTGCTGGGAGCCAGACGAAGAAAACTGGATTGCCATTTCTGATCCGATGCCAGAACAGTATCTCCCTATTGGCGATCACCCGGCTGCGGAGTGGACCGGCGAAGGTCTGCCGCCGGTTGGTACGGTGTGTGAGGCATGGCATAACGGCTGCGCTCAAGGAGTCGTTCAGGTCCGATACTCAGGCGGATGCATGGTTCTCTGGAACGTGAAACTGAAGTACGAACAGTGCTCTGCATCCGAGAACTACACCTTCAAGCCCATCCGCACGCCAGAGCAGATCGCGGCGGAAGAGCGGGAGAAGGAAGTCGACGCGCTGTGCAGCGACATTTTGAGCCACTACGAAGTGCCGAAGATGATCAACTACCTAGGGCTTGCCAAGGCCCTGCACGCGGCCGGCTACCGCAAGGTGACCCCATGAACCGCACCCAATCCCTCCCCTACGACGACACCCCCACAGGCCACTCATTCGCAGCGGCGTGGTGGACCCTTACCGGGTTCGGCGTGCTGGCTGGCGTGCTGCTGATCGGCCTGGCTGGCGAGGCGGCGATCTACAACCTTTTCGGAGCATGAGCATGAACAAGTCAGAACAGATCAACGAGTTGGCCACCGCGCTAGCGAAGGCTCAGGGCGAACTTGAGAACGCCAGCAAGTCGAGCAGCAACCTGCATTTCAAAAGCAAGTATGCCGACCTGGCTGAGATACTGAATACGGTGCGGCCGGTATTCGCGCTTAACGGCCTGTCTGTTTCTCAGTGCCCGAGCTTTGAGGCCGGCATTGTCAGCGTAGAGACGGTCCTGATGCACAGCTCTGGCCAGTGGATGAGCAGCACGATCAGCGCTCCTGTCAGCAAACAGGACGCGCAAGGCGTTGGTTCAGCCATTACCTACTGCCGCCGCTACTCGCTGGCAGCGGTCGCAGGCGTAGCGCAGGAAGACGACGACGCGAATAGCGCAGTCGGCCACGCCCCGCGTCAGCAGCAGCGCCAAGCGCCACAGCCTGAGAAGCCTGCGAAGCCACGGATCAGCGCTGATCAAGTGGCCACGCTGCGGGAAATCATTGCCGCTTCCAATATCGACGAGGCCGCATGGTGCGCAAGCATCCGCATACCATCGCTCGACATGCTGCCGGCTGAGAAGTTTGACGGTGCCCTGGCGCACCTTGAAAGCCAGAAGGAGGCCGCGTGACTTCTCTCAACGCATTTCAGGGCGCTGATTGGCTAGAACAGCGCATTGGCCGAATCACTGGGTCGCGGGTTGCCGCGATCATCGGCCTGGACAAATACAAAAGCCGCGACGATGTGATGCGCGACATGGTGCGCGAGTACCACGGCGCCGAATCGGAGTTCACCGGCAACGAGGCCACGGCCTTCGGCCACGAGCACGAGCCGGAAGCCATCGCGGCATACGAGGACCAGGCCGAGTGCCTGGTTATCTCGACCGGCCTGCATGTTCACGCTGAGCATGACTGGCTGGCAGCGTCGCCCGACGGGCTCGTTGGGCATGACGGCCTGATCGAAGTGAAGTGCCCGTTCCGCGCCACCTACACGACACTTGCCGAGGTGCCGCACTACGCCGCTCAGATTCAGCTGCAGCTGGCCTGCACCATGCGTGACTGGTGCGACTTTGTGATCTGGCGAGACGGCGAAATCATCGTGGAGCGCGTAGAGGCGGACCCGCTTTGGCTGTTCCAGCACATGCCGGCCATGGCGGAATTCCGCGACGAATACCTAGCGACCGTCGCCAGCGAAGACAAATCGGCTCGCCACCTGGTTCCGCTGATTCGTGAGGATCTCACGTGGTCGGCACTGGAGGCTGAGTATGCCGACGCCAAGGCAGAATCCGACAAGGCTTGCGCCAGGCTGGAGGCGGCAAAGAAAGCGCTCATCGCTGAGGCTGGCGAGCAGAGCCAGAAAGGCCGGCTTGTGCAAGTGATCCGCTCGGAGCGCTCCGGCACGGTCGACTACGCCAAAGCCATTGAGCACTACGCGCCAGGCGCCGACCTGACCGCATACCGCAAGAAACCAACCGTTGTTTATTCAGTGAAGGAGTGCCGCTAATGGCCCGCGGAGTCAATAAAGTCATCCTCATCGGAAATGTCGGGGGCGACCCTGAAACCCGCTACATGCCCAATGGCAATGCGGTGACCAACATCACGCTGGCGACAACAGATGCGTGGAAAGACAAGCAGACCGGGCAGCTTCAGGAGCGCACCGAGTGGCACCGGGTGGTGCTGTTCGGCAAGGTCGCCGAGATCGCCGGCGAGTACCTGCGCAAGGGTTCGCAGTGCTACATCGAAGGCCGACTGCAGACTCGCGAATGGGAGAAGGACGGCGTGAAGCGCTACACCACGGAGGTCGTGGTGGACATGAACGGCACCATGCAGTTGCTAGGTGGCAAGCCTGATGGGGGCGGACAACAACAGGCGCCACGCCAGCAACAACGGCAGCAGGCCAGCCAGCCGCCAGCGCCGCCAGAGTTTGACGACGGTGACATACCTTTTGCCGACCCCTACCGCGGCGCCCGCTCGCTGCTGATCTGATCCACCCCGGGCGCCCAGCGCGCCCTCCTCCCGGTACATCCCAATGCTCATAGACAACCATGCCATAGCGCAGGGCGAACTGCTGCGCGCGCAAATCGCCGCCAAGATGGCGGTATGGGAGGCCACGAACGGCCCCGTACAAACTCTGCCGATCCGCACCGACGACAAGCGCGTGCCGTATCGCATCAGCTGCCCGGAGAAGAAGCAGGCCGACAAGGACAAGGCCCGCTCGAAGCTAGTCGAGCAGCGATCCCGCGAGCGCCAGCGCAGCTCAGAACGCATCAGCGCCATGCTGAAGATTGGCGTCTCGCCGCGGATCATCGCCGAGCGCATCGGCATAGCTGAGCGATCCGTGCGCCCGATCATGGCAGAGGATGGGATCAAGCCATGAGCTGCATCGTGACGCTCTATTCAGTCGACAACCGAGTGTCGCGGCCTGTTGTTCGCGGCACTGAGCCCCGGCGCCCTTCCGACTGGAACGCCAGCGCATGGTTCGTGCTACCGAACGGCGAGAAGCACACGCACAGCGCGACGGCCCGCGGCGAAACAGTCAGCGGCCTCGTCGCCTACATGGGCGCCCTGATCGACAGCCTGATAGCTGACCACGGCAACCAGGTATCTAGCGCCGGCTGGACGGCCACAACGCACGGGAGGCGGAAGAAATGACCGGCAAGCGCAATCACACCGGCCACCGCATCGGCGAGTGGCATCAGCGCGCCAAGCTGACAGATGCGCAGGTAGCTGCAATGCGTGCCGACTACGCCGCCGGGATAGGCGGCTATCCAGCTCTAGCCAAGCGCTACGGGTGCGGAATGAGCACCGTACGCGACATCGTTCAGTACCGCACCCGGTACGCATAACCCCATCACCCTGCCACCGGCTGCAATCGCGGCCAGGCGGCGTATTGCCTGGAGATTCCCATGACGCCGAACATCGCCGCATATCACGACTTTCTGCGCGGCAAGATCAAGCTGGCCGACTTCGGCGGATTCGAAGTTGAAGACAGCGATATCAATCCAATCCTCAAGCCCCACCAGCGGGCAATCGTCAAATGGGCGGTGCGCGGCGGAAATCGCGCCATGTTCGCGGCGTTCGGCTTGGGTAAGTCGGTTATGCAGATCGAGACGCTTCGCCTGGTTCACGAGCGCGCAGGCGGAAAGGTGCTGATCGTTTGCCCGCTTGGCGTTCGCCAGGAATTCCGCCGAGACGGCATGATGCTTGGCGTTGAATTCAAGTTCATCCGCAGCGCCGACGAGTTCGAGGAAGGCCAGGATTTTTACCTGACCAACTATGAGTCTGTGCGTGATGGCAAGCTGGACCCGAATCTGTTCACCGCCGTCAGCCTTGACGAGGCGAGCGTGCTACGCAGTTTCGGCAGTAAGACCTATCAGACCTTCCTTGAGCTGTTCAGCTCCGTCCGGTACCGGTTCGTCGCCACCGCCACGCCTAGTCCGAACCGCTACAAGGAACTGATCCACTACGCCGGATTTCTCGGGATCATGGATACCGGGCAGGCCCTGACGCGGTTCTTCCAGCGCGACAGCACCAAGGCCAACAACCTGACGCTCTATCCGCACAAGGAGCGCGAGTTCTGGCTATGGCTGAATAGCTGGGCAATCTTCCTGCAGCGGCCTTCAGACCTCGGTTTCAGCGACGAAGGCTATGACCTGCCGCCGCTCGAAGTGGTTTTCCATGAAGTGCAGAGCGACCACAGCGCAGCTGGTGAAGAAAAGGACGGCCAGGCGCTGCTGTTCAAGAACGTCAGCCTCGGCGTCAGCCAGGCGAGCGGCGAGAAGCGCGACAGCTTGCCGGCGCGTATCGAGAAGATGGCGCAAATCCTGCGCGACGATCCCGAAAGCCACTACATCCTCTGGCATGACCTGGAAGACGAGCGGCACGCCATCCAGAAAGCGGTACCGGAAGCGGTCAGTGTCTACGGCTCGCAAGACCTGGACGCGCGCGAGCAAGCCATCGTCGATTTCAGCGACGGCAAGTTCAAGTACCTGTCCGCCAAGCCGGTAATAGCCGGCAGCGGCTGTAACTTCCAGCGCCATTGCCACAAGGCGATCTTTGTCGGCATCGGCTTCAAGTTCAACGATTTCATTCAGGCGATCCACCGCATCCAGCGCTTTCTACAGGCGCAGCCGGTGGAGATTCACATCATCCATTCCGAGGCCGAGCGCGAGGTTCTGCGCACGCTCATGGATAAGTGGCGCCAACATACGGAGATGGTAGAAACCATGACGGCAATCATCAAAGAGCATGGCCTTAATCACTTGAGCATGGCCGACATTCTGGCACGCACCATCGGCGTTGAGCGGCTTGAAGTACGCGGCGAAAACTACCGCGTGGCGAACAATGACTGCGTGCTTGAGGCGCAGAGCATGGACGAGAATTCCGTTGACCTGATCGTCACCAGCATACCGTTCGCCAACCACTACGAGTACACGCCTAGCTACAACGACTTCGGGCACACCGAGAACAACGATCACTTCTGGCAACAGATGGATTTCCTGACGCCTGAACTGAAGCGCGTGCTGAAGCCGGGCCGGATGTACTGCTGCCACGTAAAGGACCGGATCTTGTTCGGCAACGTGACCGGCGCAGGCGCCCCGACCGTTTCCCCGTTCCACATGGAAGCCGCATTCCACGCGATGAAACACGGCTTCGACTACATGGGCATGATCACTGTTGTGACCGATGTAGTGCGCGAGAACAACCAGACCTACCGGCTCGGCTGGTCGGAGCAGTGCAAGGACGGCACGAAGATGGGTGTCGGCTCGCCTGAGTACATCTTGCTGCTGCGCAAGCCGCAGACAGACCGCTCCAAGGGCTATGCCGACGAGCCGGTGCGCAAGGATAAGGCCGACTACACCCGCGCACGCTGGCAGGTGGATGCGCACGCGCTCTGGCGCAGCAGCGGAAACCGGCAACTGACAGCCGACGAGCTGGCCACCCTTGGGCCGGACAAGCTGGCGAAGGCATTCACCGAATACAGTTTGCAGAACGTCTATGACTACGAGTTCCACATCAAGATCGGCGAGGAACTTGAAGCTCGCGGAGCGCTGCCGTCCACCTTCATGAGCCTGGCACCAGGAAGCCACGACAGTGACGTGTGGCATGACGTGAACCGGATGATCACGCTCAACGGCAAGCAGACGCAGAAGGGCCTTCAAAACCACGTATGCCCGCTGCAGATCGACATCGTTGACCGCCTGATTGAGCGCTACAGCAACCCAGGAGAACTTGTGCATGACCCGTTCGGCGGGCTGATGACCGTCCCCTATCGCGCCGTGATGAAGGGCCGCAAGGGTAGCGCCAGCGAACTGAACACCGGCTACTTCTTTGACGGCGTGCAGTACCTGCAAGCGGCAGAAAAGGAGATGGCCATGCCCGACCTCTTCAGCGTGCTCGGTGACGAGGCGGCATGAACGCACCAATCTACTGCCGCACGGACGGCAAGCGGATCGGCCAATGCGCCTGTTTCCGCTGCCGCCCACCGGAGCCGCCCAAGGAGGCGCCATGCGCACCTACACCATCACTGTAACCAAGCGCCAGGCCGAAGAGCTGCAAGAGGCTTGCGAGCTGCTAGCGCGGATCAAGATCGGCCAGATCGACCACGCCATTGAGCGTCTGCCGGGCTTCTACGACCGGCGCGACTGGGAGCAGGTCCACGCCACGCGGCACGAGATACAGCGCCTGGCGAACACGCTGATGCCGGAGGCCACAAAGCGCCGAGAGGATGGCGTTGCGTGGGACTTGTATCAGGTGATCCGGCATCGCCTGTCATGGGATCGCGCACACGACCAGGGCGTCATCAAACCCGGCGAGCCGCGCAAATGGCCCGAGATGATGGGCGTCTGCTACGACGAGCCGCTGGCAATGAGCGGGCTGCCGCTGGCCACAATCAAGGAGCATGAGTAATGAACGACACACTGAAGGTAGCCGGGCGAATCGGCGCTGAGCTGGGGGCTGCGAAGGCTGAGGTGGAGCGGTTGAGTCATAAGCTTGAGCGAGCGCGCGATCATCTGACGCACGCAAGGCATGACGTTGAAATTCGCGCTAACGCCGGAAACGATGCGGCGCGGCTAGTCTTGAAAGGGATTGATCAGTGGCTATCGGATTACGACCAATCACCCACCGAAACCTACACCGCCGTCGACATGGCCACAGCCGCAGCGCAGGGGTTCAGGGATGGGCAGGCGGCAGTAGAGCAAGCAGTCGAGAGCAGCGCGCATCGCAACAGCGTGCAGATTTACCCCGCCAAGGCGCTGGAGGCAGTGGAATGAGCCAGAAGCACGAAATCAGCTGCTGGAAATGTCACGAGATGACATCGCTGGAAACGCGAAACGAATTCGACGGTTGCTGCTGGGCGTGCGGGGAAGAAATTGACCTCGACGATTACCTGATCAAAGCGATGGATAAGCGCGACGAGCATTACGCCGCCCTGTCAGCCGTGACCGCCGAGCGGGATAGGCTGCGGGATGCGGCAGGAAAGGCCATAGCCTGGCTTGACGCAGAGCAAAACGAGTCCGGGGTCGGTATCTATCGCAGACTCAATCTGTGCCGTGACGCAGAAAACTCGCTGCGCGCCGCCATGGCTGCGAAGGAGGCCGAGCCTGAACACGTCTGCTCGGGCTGTGGAGCGAAAGGCTGGACCGGCAACTGCTTAGAGTGCATTCCGTACTAACCCCCCCTAACCCCACCCAAACACACAGCCTGCCGGCGAGAGTCGGCGGGGAGGTAGAGACATGCCTGACCTCATCAAGCGGTTCGCCAAGAACACGGCGGGCCGGGACTTTGCCGTGGGCGACATTCACGGATGTTTCACGAAGCTGCAGCAGGCGCTGGACGGGATCGGCTTTGACCCGGCAGTTGACCGGCTGTTCTCGGTTGGCGATCTGGTCGACCGCGGGCCGGAGTGCGAGATGGCGCTGGAGTGGCTGGCCAAGCCCTGGTTCCACCCGGTGCGCGGCAACCACGACGACTATGTGTGCCGCTACGACAGCTGCGAGCTGGGCAACTGGCTCATCAATGGTGGCGGCTGGTTCCTCTCGCTCAACAGCGACGAGCAGGCCGAGTACGCCGTGCAGTTCCGCGAGCTGCCGATAGCCATTGAGCTGGAGACGGACGCCGGCCTGGTTGGCATCGTGCACGCAGACTGCCCTTTCCCGACATGGGCGCAGACGGTCGCCGAGCTGACCGAACCGGAATCGCCGAAGCAGTTGAAGCTGGTCAAGAACAGCTGTATGTGGTCGCGCACTCGAATCGAGATGGTCGACACCAGCGGAATACCGGATCTGCTCGCGCTCGTGGTTGGCCATACGCCGCTGCGCACGCCGGCAATCCTCGGCAACGTCGTTCACATCGACACGGTTGGCTGGCGGGATGAAGGCTATTTCACGCTGATGGACTTGAGCACGCTGCCTGCGGTTATCGAAGCAGCCGGCGTAACGGTGAGGGGGTGAGCATGAGCCTATGGCAATCATTCAAGCGCCTGCCGGAGCAGGAGCAGAAGCGCCAGTTTGAAATCCTCGCCAAGTCCGACATGCAGCGAATCCGCATGGAAGTCTGGATAGAGGAAGAAGGCGAGCGCACGAATACATGCGTGAAGAACGTGATCGGCAAGCGTTGCAGTTACTGCGGCTGCCGGGAATTGGAGGGGTGACAGATGAAATTGAGCCTTGAGAAATGGGCGGAAGCGAACTTCGATCCGGTGCCAACGCTCAACACGCTGCGGCGATGGGCGCGGGAGGCGAAGATTTTCCCCGCCCCGGTGAAGCACGGGCGCAGCTATTATGTTGAGCCAGACGCACAGTACATCGAGCCAGGCACGCTTGCCGGGCGCATCGCGAGGGATCGACATGGCGCCAAGGCCGCGTAAGACCGGTTCGAAAGACCTGCCGCCGAACCTGTACCGCAAGACGGATAGCAGGAACGGCGTCACCTATTACAGCTACCGTGACCCGTCTTCAGGAAAGTGGTACGGGCTTGGCTCAGACAAGGCGCAGGCCGTGCGGGAGGCTGTGCACGCCAACCATGCCGGCGCCAAGATGCAGCCAGCCCTGGTTGAGCGTATAGCAGCCGCGCCGGCCCGCAGGTTCTCGGAATGGATCGACGAGTACCGCAAGCTCTACGCAGAGCGCGACGTGTCCGACCGCAGCAAGGAAACCGTGCGCATGAGGCTAAATCGTCTCAGCGAGGCGCTTGGGCACCATGACACGGAAAAGCTCGGGACATTTGAGGTTGCCGCCTACCTGAAGACCTTCACGGATGAAGGCAAGGCGCAGATGGCGAAGGCCATGCGGTCACTGCTGAGCGACCTGATGCGCGAGGCGATAGCGGCTGGATGGCGGAAGGACAACCCGGTCGAAGTGACACGGGCCGCGAAGGTGAAGGTCAAGCGCGAACGGCTGACCCTGGAGCAATGGAAGGCGATCTACGCGGAGGCCAAGCAGCCTTGGCTGAAGCGGGCAATGGAGCTTGCGGTACTGACCGGCCAGCGCCGTGACGATATCGCCGCGATGCTGTTCAAGGACGTGTACGACGAGCACCTGCACATCATCCAAGCGAAGACCGGCGCCAGGCTGCGGATCAGCACGAAGCTGCGCCTGGAATCGCTCGGGCTCGAACTGGGCGAGGTGGTTAAAGCCTGCCGGGATGCTGTAGTGTCCAAACATCTCGTGCATCACAGCCGCACCGTGAGCCGCGCGACGCCGGGAATGCCGATCATGCTGGACACGCTGACCAGCGCGTTTGCATCCGCACGGGACCGCGCCGGCAAGAAGGCAGGCATAGAGTTCGGAGCGAGCCCGCCGACCTTCCACGAAATGCGCTCACTGGCTGCCAGATTGCACGCCGCGGAAGGCCGAGATCCGCAATTGCTGCTCGGCCACAAGTCGGCGGCGATGACCGCGCTCTACCGTGACAACCGGGGCGCCGAGTGGATCGACGTGGCATAA